GTTCTGTTGTTTCTTTGTAGTCTGGATATTTTGCCAGTGTTTTTATTGTTGGTTCTTTAAATACAACAACTAAATTTTCATTTAATTTAACTTTATTATTAGCTTTTGATTTTGTTAATTTAACGTCTTTTAATAAATTTATTTTAATATTAACGTCTTCTGCAGTCACTGGGCATTTGATTGTAAATCCTTCTACTTCGCCTATAGATTTTGCTCGAAGCAATAGAAACATGTGTTCAAAATCTGCAATAGACCAGTCTTTAGAACCACCAAAACAGGTGGAAATTATATTAGTTAATGTTTTTAGTATGGTTTGTTTGTTTTCAGAGTGTTTTGCCAACAACATGGCCTTTTCCTCAGAAACAATCATTGGTCTAAAACACACTTCTTTTCCTGAAGCTAATATTTCGCAGTACTGCGGTAGAGACGATAATAAAAGATCTTTAATGGCCATAATTAAGTTTCTAACCCATTTGTTGCGTCAAACGCTCTATAGTATCTATAGTTCATATCCACACTTAAAGTTAAATAATCGTTAGGAGCATCATTCATCATTTGAGTTGGAAGTATTGTGCTTGGCCACGCTTGATATAGTGTTATTCGTCTATTAGTATTTCCGTTTTGGTCTAGAGCGTAAATATCAACAGTACTGCTAATATTATTTTGATAATTTACTATAATTGAATTTTTAAAAGAAGATGTGGTATCGTTAATAAACATGATATTCATCCAAGCTTCAAAAAATCTTCTGGCTTGCCATTTAGAATCCACTATAAAGTCTATTATAAATCTTTCATCAAATCCTCTTTTTAGAGGAATATCAATCTCAGCACCAGAAGGAGACATGGTATCAGGAAAGTACGTGATTACTTGTTGTGGAATTTGTACTGTTGTTGCAAATAAAGATATTTGATTGTTTTTTATAGTAAATTGGCCAGGATATTGTGTGGTTATTTGGGTTGGAACATTAATAACCACCTTGAATCTGTTTGATCGTTGAAATCCGGATACTCCCTGAAAAAAACTAATCAGTGAATTTACGTCGTTGTTGTCTGGATATGCCATTTTAGCCTTTAAATAGGTTTTCTTCTGTTAATATTTTAAAAGTCCACCCTTTATCTTTACAGTACGCGTTTGCTGCTTTCCATTTACACGTGTTGGTTTCGTATGTGATGCATTCGTTTAGATACGCTCTTTTATTCTTTCTAGGAGCTGGCTGTATTGTTTGCTTTTTAGGTTTTATTTCCACCATGAAAGTTTCAACTTGTTCGCCTTTTAATGCTTCAAACACAAAATCTGGGTAATATTGGTGTATCTGTCTGTCTATTGTAGACAGATATGGAATTTTTATTTCTTCGCTAGACCATCTGACAACATTATTGTTTTCATCCAAATACTTGCAGAACTTACGTTCCCAATTAGAACGACAAACAATGTTGGCGTAATTGCCAACATATTTTTGTGGATTTTTTGGTTCATATTTAGTTTTATACGCCATGTAAATTCCAATATATATTTATAACACAAATGGCACAACCAGTAAATCCAAATACCAGCAATTATTACCAATTTCCACCACCAGGAGACGAATACGAAAACGAGATTCCTGTCTGGATGACGTTTTATGCAAAAGACTGGACTACTTTTAATAGTGGCAGAACAAGAACTTCTATAAAAAATACACCAGGCCTTGTTATATCTATTCCATACCCAAGACAAATGAATACCAGTAATAGTCAAACGTATACTGCTGGTGGTAGTCTAAATGTTCAATCTGTGGAAACCGGCAATTTATTAGGAACACTCGGCCAACAAATAGCAGCAACAAAAGAACTTGCTAACAGCTTTTTTAGTGGCGGATCCATAATTCGATTTGATCACTTTGAGACTATTTTAGAACCGGGTGCTAGACGAACTCACAGTTTTGAAATAAACATGGTGGCTAAAAATGAAAAACAAGCAAAAATAGCAAATACTATAGCCCTGATTTTTCAAAATAACTGCTTTCCTATAGCAAATACTGCATCACTTTTAACCATGAAACATCCGTATATTTGGTGTTTTGAGGCAACTTCTACTAATAAATCAAATTTTGTTCCAGACTACTGGGACGGACAACCATTAACATCTGTATTAAAACAGGTAGATATAAACAGATCACCAATTTTAAATACACCATTTGCTACACCAAATTACAGACCTATAGCATTAAACATTAAATTATTATTTGTAGAACTAGAACCTGCAATGCAAACTGGCATAGGTAATCAAAGCGGAACACTATCATTGATGAATAGAGCAGAACGTTTTATATCCGGTAAAGGAAGAGCAGAACCACCGCGAGGAGGGTGGAGTTAATGTTTCAATTCTTTCCTAAAATACAGTATGGATTTGATGGTGGAACTTACGAAGTTACCAATATTTTTAAGTCTATAAATTTGGTGTTTGACCGTCCGGGAGCAATTCTTACAACTCAGGCACAACCAGGTGAACGCGCCGATCAAGTTTCTTATCGTTTATATAATGATCCTCAGTACTACTGGTCTTTATTTTTAGTTAATGGTGTAAGAAATCCGTTACGTGACTGGGCCCAAACACAAGAAAGTTACAATTCTCAAATAGAATTGGAATACGATGGTTGGGTGTATCAGTTTGCTAACATCTCTGATTTTATCCCAGCAGCTGGTTCCACTGGGTTTACTGGTGATTTTTTAAAGGGGTATACTGGAACTAATCTTGATGGTATATCTGCAGGCGATATACTAATCTACGAAACAGGCACTGGTCCATTTAGTATTAAATGTTATGGTGCTGGCGGCGTGACATCCGAGTCTTCGTGCGGTTCTCCACAATACGGTCAATCCATAATCCCAGACACATTTAATCAACAACCAAATATTACTCAAATATCCAATGGCAATTATTTTAGTTCTTGTTTAGACTCTAGAGGTTACATTTACGCCTGGGGTAAAGATATAGGATTGGCTGGAATATCTACCAGCCACTGATGAGTATACTGGTTCTTTTAATAAATTTGGAGAACTTTACAAATCCAAAACAGGAAACTACTCTTACATTGACGCTTCTGGTGACAGAATTGTTGCCGTTAAAGACGGTTCCATGTATTGTTTTGGTGATGAGTGTGATGATTTCACAGTGGCTGCTTCTGGTGCAACTGGAATAGTTAAAACCGCGTGGACCAGTGATTTATCTGGTGGTGTAGCAATAAAAGAAAACGGAACTCTTGTAAATTTTGGTACATCTGCGCCAGCAGGAGTAACTTTTTATGATGCTGATTGTGGTGCTGGATTCTGTGTTGGTATTTTAGGCGCAAACTACGGTCTTACTGCTTGGGGTTCAAATACGTATCAACAACTAGTTGTTCCAGCAGGCGTTACTGGTATCACCATGGTGTCTGCCACTTATAATCACGCCCTTGCTGTGCATTCTAATGGTACTGCATACGCTTGGGGAGCAACTGCAGACGGCCAGTTAAACATTCCTACAGGAACATATACTACAGTTTCAGCAGGGCGATACCATTCTGCTGGTATTAATACCAACAAACAACTAGTTGTTTGGGGTAATATATTAAAATACGGTGATGCTGGATGTGCTGGTCAAACATTAGAAAAGGTGACTGCTTTAGGTTTGAGCGGTGCTTTTTCACAAATAGATTCTGGTTACGATCACATCATATTAAGAGGAACAGACACAAATAAAAAATATCTGGGAGTAGTTGAGACTGTTGATAATCAATACAAAAGAATATTTGTAAAAACTTATCAATTCCCAGACACACTTCCAGTATCATTTGATGATCCTTCAGGTACTATAGTTTCTGTTTGGAGATACGATTCGGCTAAAAACAAATATGTTCAAATAAGAACAATTCAAAATCAATTACTTGGTATTCAAAGATATTTGGATTCAACAAAATACATACAACAAGGTGGCCAGATATTAAATATTGGTTCTAATAATAATTGGCAAAACACATACATTTCCGGTTATCAGCAAGCAAATGACAATGATGACTTTGTAACTTTAAGAAAAGAACTTTTAGATAATGACCTTTACAATAAAACACAGATTAAGCAATTAAGTCAAACCGGTGTTAATAACCTACAAACTGCAGTGGCAAATTTATTAAAAAGTAATACAGATAATAAAATTAAAATAAGTGAATTATGAGCGAACCGAACATACCATTTCCTAACATTATTGGTTTAAAAGTCACGATTGGTAATTTAGAAATATTTCCAAAAGATCCAAAAAGTGATACAGGAGATCCAAATTATGAACCAGTATTATTTGAACAAATTACTATAGATGAAGACATGTTTGCTGAGTCTATTTTTGGTTCTATAGAGTTTGTAGATCCTAGTCCTAATCTTTCTTACGCTAATAAATTAAGTTTTGATAATGTTGTAAAAATTACACACAATATTTCAGCAAATGAAACAGAAACTTTTGAATTTGATATTGTGGATATTCAGGTGCCTACAGATCTAGCTTCAAAGCGTTTAACAGGACCAGACGGACGGCCAGCTAAAATTATTGTTCGTTTTGCTTCTAAACTGTTTTTGTATAGAAATTTTGATACCACATACGTACAAGATTTTATTGGTAAAATATCAAAAACTGCAGATTATGATAAAGAAGAATTTGTTGAAGGTATTGATTTACAAAAATCTGAAGAACCAATGGATGGGTTTATTCAAGATATAATATCTAAAGTAAATCCAAACAAGGAACTAAAAGCAGATCCCACATTCAACGATATCTGGTATAAACACGATCCGTTTCTTTACCCTTGGTCTAAAGCTGGTAATACTTCCAGACTTTCACAAATAATGAATTACGTTGCTGAGTACGCTTGTTACGCCAAAAATCCAAAAGCAGTTAATTTTTTCTTTTGGGAAGATCTATACAACTGGAATTTTAGATGTATTGAAAGCCTAGTGGAAGAGTATGAAAAAGAAACGTATCCTCATTTATCTTTTAGTCCAGTACTAGACGAAAATGCAGCAAACGCTATAGTTTCTTTTGAAGTTATAAACGCAATAAGTCCACCAAATTTATTTGATAAAGGTGCTTTTATCGGAGAATATTTGCGTGTTAAACCTAGATGGGATGATATCTATAGCGACTTTTTGGATACTAACGGTCAATTAAGTAAAGTGTTATACAAATACGATTACGGAGATGAAGGTGGAGATTGGAAAAAGATAGCAAAAGATCCAATTAAAAATTATCCTGGAGCTCTTAGTACAACTTGTCGCATTACTGATACTAATTACGGTTATTATTCTTATCCGTATAATAGTTTAGAATCTCCTTGGTGGAACTATTATGATAGATACGATTCTTATGTTGGTGATGAAACTTTTGAAATCGAACCAGAAAGACTGGAAAATAATTTTTGGAGATCAGAATCAGATTTTTGTGAGTTGCCTGGTGGTTGGTTAAAGAAAATTTGGAGAACGATCAAATGGCCTTTAATTACAACTCGCCAAGAATACGCACAAGCAAAAAGATTAAAGAAAAAATGGGAAGTTTATAAAAATAGTGTTTGTTGTGTAAGACCAGTTCCTGAAACATTCTTTGCGGTATTAACTGGTGCAGAAAAAATTTATGGCAGTAATGGTGCAATAAATTACGAAGTAGATCAAGATATAGAAAAAGATTCCAGTGGTGTGTGGAAATACACATGGACTGAAGTAGAATTTTGGCCAAGAGATCAAGCTGCAAGCATATTATCTGATTCATTTTATCAAATAATAGAGTTTGAAGATAATAGTTTTCCGTTTGTTTTCATTAAACCACAAGGTGCAGCACAAGGAATGGCACCACCAGAACCAAACATAGAAGAATTTCCAGACACCAGAGCTTATAATTTAAATGAAATTTTAAACTCAAGAATTCCCGATGATTTTGAATTGTATGGTGGTAATGCCGGTCCTTGGACATTAATGATGAATCCGGGCATTAGTGATGGTTTAGGAGTAACGGCTAACAAAGGATCATTATCATCATATCCTAATAATTTTGCAATGATGCCAGTAGGTAAATTTAGAGTTCTAACTGGTGATTGTCCACCTGCATTTGACGACGATGGAACCCAACCTTTTACCGATGATTTTTATTTTGGTGGTAGAATAGTACAAATGTACAGAATACCAAAACAAACATTAACGGGAATACAAAGTATATCACTAGCAAGTTCTGATATTTACACACAAAAAACATCAATACCAACAGATAATTTATATTTGTTTGATGTAGAAAACGGCCATGACGGTTTGTGTGCCGACTGTTAAACATTAAATATATAATAAAAATGTCTCAATTTCCATACAACACAACAAGCGACGAATACTCGTATCCTCCGTATAAAAAAGGAATAAATTCTTTTTATACGGATAATAAGTATTCTTGTATGAGTCCGTATGGGCCAGTTTCTAATATAAACTGCCCTAAAGATCAACCGTACTGCACATGTCCAGATAAAGTTGCAGAATTAAAACCTTCTGATGCAGAACCAAGCGATACCTATCTGGCAGAATTAAAAAATGGAACAAGCGAGTGTTTATTAATTAAACAAAAATTAAACACTGATTGGATTGGAATAGATTACGGCAATCCCCATGCAGACTATAATTGCACAAATTGTGATAGTCCTACTGAACAAAAATTTACTGCTGTTAGTGGTGTAAATGCTGATTGGAAACCGTATGTTGAAGTAGAAATTAATACTGACAGTGGTGGTGATGCCGGTGGTGGTGAACAGTTGGTTGCTACATCAGATAAAAAATATTATTACAATTACGATAAACGAAAATTATTTGGTGAATCGCCATTTCCACCAGATTCCAGTGAAGTTTTAGATAATACGGTAGATTGTGGAAATACCAGTTTAATTGGTCCATATTTTAAATACTATAAAGAATATTCAAAAACTGCGGCTACATTTTGGAACACTCCACCAAAAACACCACTTCTTAGAAGAGCTCAAACCACATTAATGAACACTCAAAGAATTAAAATTCTTGTTCACGGTAATTTTAACGCTAGACCAGGAAGAATGGTAAATGTAGATTACTTTAATTTTGGTGGTCGTTGGATGATTTACAAAATACAAAGAATCTTAACAGCACAAAAACATTCCATGTATCTCTATCTTATGCGAGACGGAGTAGCATAAAATGGCAAAATACACAGACATAGATCTATATCTAACTAAAAACGAAATAACCAACGATATTAATTATAAATTGGATATTGCTGCAATAGGCCAGTCTATTAAAAATATAATATTAACAACCAAAGGAGAACGATTCTTTGATTTTACTTTTGGTGGAAACGCTTACGATTTAGTTTTTAATCAGTTATCTCCTTTGCGTACAAGACTGAAAGAAAAAGAATTGACAGCTGCTATAGGAGTACACGAACCTAGAGCTATTGTTCAAAGCCTAAATATTACAGATTCTAATTTGGGTTATTGGAATATAGAAATAACATATTCTCCTGTCTATGATCAATCTATAACAAAAAGTATCACTCTAACAGTAGGTAACGACAAGTAATGGCTAATCCTAAAATAAACATCTCATCATTAGACTTTGACAGCATCAAAACGTCTTTAAAGACCTATTTAAGTGGTTTAAAGAACGCCGATGGTACTCTTACCTTTGAAGGATATGACTTTGATGGAGCCGGTATTAATGTATTGTTAGATATTTTATCTTATAATACATTGTACTACTCTTTTTACAGTAATATGATTGGTAATGAAACTTTCTTAGATACCGCTCAGATAGAAAATAATATAGTTTCATTAGTAAAACCTCTAGGGTATCTTGTTACCGGTAAATCTGCTTCTAAAACAGAAATGACAGTCAAGTCTGTATCTACAACCGATACTCTAACCGCTTACACTGATTTTTTCACTGCTTTAAGCACATCGGGTGCTTCTTATAAATTTTATCCAATACAAAATTATAGCTTGGCGTCCGGAGCAAGTACTAATATTGTACTGTACGAAGGCAGGACGGTTGCTAATAATTTACAAATAGTGGTTGATATCACAGATCAAAAAGGATTTTTGGGTAATACAAATATAGATTTAAACACATTGACTGTGAAAGTTAATGGAACTGCATGGGCACAGTATAGTGCATTTCAAGCTGATCCAGGACCAGACAGTGAAGTTTATTTCTTAGACAGAACTTCTTCAGGTTTTTACATAATATTTGGTAAAAAAACTTTAAACGATTATCAAGCAACCTTTGGTAAACAAATTACAGAAAATGATGTGGTTACTGTTTCTTATATGGTACCGTCTGGAACGGTTGCCAACAATATAACTTCAATCAAAAATAGTAAAGTTACTGCATCATCAACAAGCAAGTCTGCTGGTGGTACGGATGGTGTAGATTTAAATCTTGTAAAATTCTTTGCCCCCAAAATGTTTGCAGCAAATGATCGTGCAGTAACTAAAGACGATTATTATGGTTTATTATTTTCTTCAAATATTCTACCATCCTCAATAACACAATCCGAGCAAGTAAATGTTTGGGGTGGCGAAGAAGCAGATCCTCCAGCATTTGGAAGAGTGTTTATTTCATATGCAGATACCACATTAACAACAAATACTGCTTCTGTCAAGAAGAGCATAGCTTTCTTAAAAAATAAATCAGTGGTTACCGTTCTTCCAGAATATGTTCAACCACAAACAATTACAGCACAGTTGTCTATTATTGCGACTGGAGCAAGTACTGCAGAATTAGCGGGTATCAAAAAATTAATAGAAGATAATTATAATACCACTTTGATTTTTAATAATTCAGTAGTACTAACCGATATAAAAAACCTAATAACCGATAATTATTCCAGCGTAAGACGAGTAGATATGAGTTCTGCTAGTCTATTATTGGTGGTAAAAGGTTCTGGTTCTGATAAAGCACTATACTTTAAAAATCAATTAAATGATCCTTCCACAGCAGGAGCAGTTGTGTTTTCTACTTCTTTTAGTTACAAAGGAGTAACAATAAATTTGGTGGACCAAAAGATAAACAGCACTGAAGGATATTTGGTGGCACGCAACGCTTCAACCGGAGCAATAATTAATAGTTTTGGTAATTTAGGATCTGTTGATTATTCTATAGGTAGTGTTGCTATTAACGGTAATGTTTTATTGGCTGGCACAGACATAACCGTGACAGCAAAACCAAAATACACAGATTCAATAACAATAAAAAATGAATTTTTAGTTAATGTTTCGGCAACAGTAACCGGAGCATAATATAAATGATACTATTATTCTTCAATAAAAATAAACAAAACAAAGAATACGGTACAAATCGAGACCTTTCTACTCTCGATACAGAACCGACAGCTCAATTTAAATCATTAGCACAACCGGTAGCTTCTTATTACGCTCCAACAGTAGATTTAACCACTTCTTGTAATTACCCTTTAAATATACGAGAACTTTTTCCGTACTGGTTAAGATTAACTTCTAATGGTGATTCTGTTTTAATATCCTTGACCCAAAAATATTATCAGTGGTTAACTTGCAATACTAAAGATATAAACACTTTAAGTTTTTTTCGTTTAGAAGATCTTATAGATTTAGAAAATATTCCAGACGAATTAATTGAACATTTATCTAATACTTATTTAAATGCTTTACCCGCTGATTCTATTAATAACAATATTGTTAGCCCGGAAAAAGTTAAAAATATTATTGATAACATTAAAGTAAATCTTTACTCTAAAAAGGGAGCAGAAGACGGATTTAAATACGTAATTAATCAATTTTTTGGTGTAGATCCAGATTTAATATCAATATCTTATCCTAAACGATACGTTTTACGATTAAACGGAGGCAGATACGATTGGATGTCAGATAATCTGGCTTCTGCTACCAATTATTCCACCAATCTTGATGACTTTTATCCACAATTAACAGGCAGTTATTTAAATTATTCTGTTCTTTACGATAATGATTTGTGGCAAGAACATTCTTACGTGGTTAACGTTTCTGGTGTGTCTTTAGAAGCTTATGAAAATGTAGTAAAACCAATATTACATCCTGCTGGTACTAAAGATTTCTTCCAAGTAAGACAAGATATATTTAATAATGTATCAGACGCTACTAGTAACGTAAAAAGTGAATTGCCATTTTTGGCAAATTATGCTTTGTATAAACTAGGGTCTACTGCAAGTATTGGGTATACATTTGGTTGTTCTGGAGCCTATGGTGGCGTTACTGGTCAACCAATATACGTTTTCCCCAGTTGGGATGCAGAAATATCCAGTAAGTATTATCCAGGCATGTCATTTGGAGAGATAAATATTGGTGATTTCTTATATTTAACACCAAAAGAAGGACAAAGTTATCCAAACACAGGATTAACCTGCTCATAATATGAACGAAAAATTATCACAAAACTTTTTAAAAGAGATACAATTTCCAGAATTACATTTGGTTTTAGGTGGTTTATCTGGCCAAAGTGACCCTAATTCATTCAATCCAACTGCAGACTCTTTGGTTGCCAGAAGAATTGGTGCAACTGAAAGAGCATTAATTGCAGACAATAACGAATGGCAATACGGAAAAGTGTATACCGCATGGGGTCCAGATATTACTTCAAATTATTATGCTTATAACACCAGCAATAGAATAGTTTATATCTGTACAGACAACAAACCAAATAACCGAATAGACGAAGAATCTGCAATTTCTACCGTTATTCCATCACATACAACTCCCACAATTGAAACTTATGAGGATGGATACAGCTGGATTCCGTATTTTAAAACAGACATCACTCAACTAGAATTTTTGTCAAAAACCGATCTTCCTATTCCAAATTTAGGAAAATCACAAGCGTTTAGTTCTTTTTCAGACAAATACGAATCTCTTTGTGGTACCGGATTAACTTCTTACGGTTGTTGCTGTCTGTATTTTAAAGAAAATAGCGTAGATGAAGTAACATCAGAAGTTTATAATGCAGGTGACGTTACTAATGAAGTAATTTTTTCAGACTGCTTTGAATGTCAAAAGCTGGCAGATGCTTTAGACAGAGACGTTATCTTCTTGAGTGGTGTTACTTCTGGTGGTATCACCAGTTCCCATCCTTTAGAAAATCCGTTATGCCCAGCCACAAAAACAATAAAAACACTGAAAGACGAACTAACAGAAGAACAGTACACGCTGGTTCCGGGCTCAAGCAGAGAGTACGCCTTATATCTTCTTAACAATTTCACAAACGAAACCGGTATAATGGCTGCACGTATAGATTTAAGTGGTTTAACTCTATCTGGATATACTTCTACAACCACAGAAAATCCAGAAATAACAATTAAAGATAAAACCGGAACTGGTGCCAGAGTTAGAGTACTGACTAGTGGCTTGGATCCAACTACTGGTCGTTATCCGGTTACTGGTGTTGAGTTGTTAGCGTCTGGTACTGGCTATACCGAAGTAACAGACTGGAGCTTAAATAACACTTTTGTGGATGATTACATTAAATTGGTACATTTTCCAAGTAATTTTTATAATGATCCAACTCAATTAGTTCCCGGAAAAAGGTATAGAATCAAGGCTCAAATAACTAGTGACGAACTTGCAAGTAATGTTAATGTTCAACAAATAACTAAATTTGCGGTATTAAGTAATCCACAATTTTACGGTAGTGAAGCCACAGCAATTTACCCAGAAGGTGATCGTAATTTTAGACCATTACAAACAAACGCATTTGCTATAACTGGACCATTTACTGAAGTAGGATAAGGAATAATACATGGCATACAATCCCGGATCATTTCAAGAAGTTTTTTCTGTATCACAGTACCAAGCAACCACTGGTACTTCTGTTACTAAGCCAGCTTTAAACAGTTATAATATTTTTTACACCAGTTTAAACACTAAATCAAATGGTAAAGTAAGACTGGTATCAACCACCACAGAAGGTCCCGGTTATAGACTAGATGTTGCAGATAAGCGAGACATAGTTGCCGTTAATGATGAAGTAACAATTGCCAGTACCGTTTATAAAGTGAGAGAATTGGTAACTCCAGAAATTGCTCCTGACAGCGGAAAAATAGTTTCCCCCCAAATTATAAGCGATAGTCCGATTGAAGTATTTCCCAGTACTAAGCGTACTTATAGATTTGATATTAGTATAAATATAAACGACATATAAAAATGACAATACCACAACCATTCATCAGCGATTTACCGCTAAAGCAAAACCCGTTCAGAAGCAGATCAGAATCTCAAATGGATGCTGCAAAGAATTATTTTGCGGTTGCATTTAAGCCTGGTTTCCCTTTACAAGCTTCCGAATTAAATGAATTACAAGAAAATTTTTATATTCAACAAACTCTAACACAAAACATGTTTGCCAACTGGCACAATATGAATTATTTGGAACAAAATGGTGTTGGTATGCTGGCAACTCCGTGGAACGGCTGTACTCCAGTAGATCCAGCACTAGTGAGTTACACTTCAGCATCCAGTAAAGTAACAGTAACCTTTAAAGCTGGTTGGTATCTAACAAAGCAAAACAATGTTAATGGTGGATTTGGAATATGGGTGTACAACAATACAGATACTGTAATTTTAACTGATTACAGTAATTCTTCAAATCCTGGTCTTGATGGGGATTATGGAATAATTATTAAACAAAATACTATTCAATGCACCACTAATGCCACTGCAGCAACCTACGAAGACCGTTCATTACAAGATTCTTCAAACATTAACGTTATTAATGGTCCTTGTGGTGCTGCCAGATTACAAGTACAAATTATTGGTTTCGGTAAAGCAACCGATGTTGCAACCGGAGAAACTTTCTTACCAATAATAACAGCAAGCAGACCCGGAAGTTCCGTGGTTATCGCCTTTAAAAACAACTATAACATAGTGGTAGCATAATCCCATGGCAATAAGCAACCTATTATACACCGATACGTTTAAGACTTGGTTCGACACAACCAATACTGTTATTAGTACATTAAATGGAGTGACAGTTTATAATATTCTTGCTGGTGACGGTATTAGTCTTAGCAGTTCTAGTGGCGTATTTACTATTGGTCATAGTAACAATGTATCAACTGGTGTTACATTTGCTGGTAATGTAAAATTTAACGGAACAGTTTCTTTTGCTTCCAGCCCAACAGTTTCCAGCACAACCATCAGTGTACTTCCTAAAGTGTCTGGACTAACCGCAGGAAATGTTGTTCGTGTGACATCAAGCGGTGTAACTCTAGCAAAAGCAGACTCTAGAACAAACGCTGAAGTGCTGGGAATTGTTATTGGTGAAGACGCAACCTCGAATATTGTTGCGGTTAACGGTTCCATTAACAGTACTAATTTTTCATCAATAATAGGAAATGCTTTAGGAATTGCTGGTGGTACTTTGATTGCTGGTCGGGCGTACTTCTTAGATCCTGTAGTTGCTGGTGGTATTACTACAGTAGAACCACAAACTTACGGTTACGTTTCTAAACCTATGATTTTAGGTATTTGTGGTAATGCTGGTGCTTTGCTTCCTTATCGTGGTATTCAAATAGAAGGTATAAGTGCTGGTATTACTGCGGAACTTGATAATAAAATTGTAATTCAAATAGACATAGCAGACACTCCTACTGCAACAGTAAAAACTGGTGATCCTGTGATTTACTTTACAGACGATACTACAAATGACAGTAATAGTGCCAGATTTGCATCAAAAACTTATGGAAAAATAAACGGTTCTACGTATAATGTGTGTTATGTTTTAAATTTAGCTTCATCAATCGATAGAACTTGGTTGACAGGAAATAGTTTCTTAGGTTTAATTAGTAAAATTTTAGTAAATGATGGTACCAAATATATTTTAGAAGTTACTTTACCGGGTGGCTCATTTAATACTTTAATTTCTGATTTAGACACAAATTTCTTTACAACAACAACTAAAACAGATCAGTTAATATTAGATTCCAGTGGTCGTTTAATCACTGGTATAAATGCTGTTGCTCTCAATAAAGCCAAGTTTGTTGATTTTATTAAAACTGATGCTTCAAATGCAAAAATAATTATTGGTGCGCGTGATGCAACAGGTTCTGGTGGCAGTTCATATGTTGGAGCTGGATCAGTTGCAACTAGTGGAACTACTGCTGCTTTAGAGTATGATAATTTAATTCCTAATGGTGCATTTTCTATCTGGCAACGACAAGCAACTTCATTAACTGCCGGTAGTTTAAATACTTACTCTACACCATTTGCTGACAGATGGTTTGTGGTGAAGAACGGTTTAACCGGCATTTCTGGTCTAACATTAAACACTAGCAGACAAACTTTTGACTCAAATCAAACTTCAGTACCAGGTTCTCCACTATATTACGTGGATTTTAACACACAATACTCTGGTATTAGTGCTGCACAAAATAGACCAAGACTAGAAAACGTTCAAAGTGAAGCCAGACTGCTTCAAGGACAACAAGCAACCTTATCATTCTGGGCCAAGTCTACTGTGAGTGGTTCTACTTTAGATATTGTTTATAACCGATATAAAGACACTTACGCCAATTCTGCTGCGGTAAAAACTGCAACCGAATCTCGTGTAAATGTAACTTATCCAACCGGCATCACACTGAACACTTTATGGAATCAATACCAATACACATTCACTCCAGCTGTTGCAGGATTTACTTTAGGTGTAACAGAAACCGGTTGGTTAGCTGTCGGACTAGAATTCCCGTCCAGCACGGCCACGGTTAGCTTGGCTCAAGTTCAACTAGAACTTGGTGGCGATGTGACTGACGCAATTTATAAAGATCCTAAACTAGAACTGGAAAGATGTAGTCCGTATTATCTGAGAACTTACGATTGGGATCAAAACAACGGTTTCACCGGCAGTTCTCGTTTCAACGAACAAAAACTACAACTTGGTAATCTAAATTCACAAAGATTTTACACAATACCGTTCCCAGTAGAAACTGTAACTACACCAACAATAACTTTGTATTCTCCAAGCGGTCAACAAGGAGACGCATACAATGTTAACACTGGAAAAGATATGCGTTATTCTGGAGACGGATTAGTAAATCTTCCTTGGGATACCACAACCAGCCGAACAACTTCAGCTTGGCCAAGTCCAAACATATCAGCAATTTCTGCTTCAAAGAATGGCATGATTTTAAGTATATTGAATGGTGCTACCCACTTAGACACACTAACATTCCATTATGTTGCAGACGCAGACTTAAATCTTAACGTATAAGGATAACGGATGACATCTTTCTCCACATCAAATCAAAACACCCGAGTATTTGCACCGTACACTATATTAACTCAAGATACCAGTCGTCTGGCAATTAGTATTAAAACTACAGACGGATTACCAACAACCGGAATCACTGCAGGAGACGTTATCCGATGGGACGTACCAACCGGAGGATACACTCTATCAGTAGCAAGTACAGAACCAAAAGCTGAAGTATTAGGTGTGGTTGAAAGTGTCAACGCTAGTGGTTGCACGGTTGTTTTAACTGGATCTATTCAATACCCCAGTTCCAGATTAAGTGCTATAACCAGTGGTGGAGCAGGCAACGTAGACGTTTTATTCTTGAGTGATACTGTTTCTGGTGGTTTAACCGGAACTGTAGACATGAGCACTTCTGGTGAGAAAATTATCAAACCAGTCATGCAAGTGGCCCCACACAGCATTTACAATGCAGTAGTGACTAATTACGTTGGTTATAAAGCAGGAAATCAAGCCACAATCAGCGAAAATGTTGGTGGTCTACCTATAGGTTCTGTGGTGTACTTCCCGGCTGATTATGTAAATTACACCAGTTTTATTAATTCTGGTGGATGGACACAACTTCAAAGCAGCAATAATTACTTTAGTGTGTCAACATATCCAGATTTATATCAAGTATGGGTTACTGCTTGGACTACAGCCGGATACATTGAAAGAGTTATTGTTTCTAGTGGTACTGTGACTAGTAGTTCTCCACGAGGAATAGTAACACAAAATAGTGTTAGTGTAGGTACTGTCTACGGATCAGGAACTAGCCCCTCTCCATACATTGATATACTTAAAACTCGCACACAATCTTTAATAAACACAACACAAACATTAACAATAAATGGAAATCCATATAGTGCTTCTTCAACCAGCATTTCTCAATTTGAAGTGCCTCCTGTAACCGACACAAATCCTCCTGTTCAAAACAGCGCAAACTTTACTCCATGGATCAAAACTCAACAATCTAGCCGAGTAACCATACCAGACGCTCTCAGCATAGCTTCTCTTGATGTGTCTGGAACTGTGGCTGTTGGTTCTATAACCGATCTAGAAGCAAAAATATCATTACTCGAAACTCGTTTGAATCTACTAAAAAATAATACTGTTCCATCACTGTGGTAATCCGGAGAAACATTAAATGAACATTCTGAGTTCCAGCTCAGTCAATCTATTCGGATCGCAGTACAGTGTTACCGGACCTACCGGGCCTACAGGTGCTACCGGTATAACAGGTGCCACTGGTATTGGTTTAACAGGAAACACAGGACCAAGTATTGTTGGTATCACTCTGGTAAATCGGTATCTTATTACTACATTTTCTAACGGTAAAACTTATGGTACTGCTACTCAAATATATGGTGCAACCGGAAATGCATCATACTCACTGGCGGTAAACAATCTGGGTAATGGTATTAGTTTGGCTTACGGTATTAGTGGTAGTGATATACTGTTACGTCCTGTTAGATTTGTAAATAATTCAAATTCTGTTTTGTCTGTCGTAGATCGGGTAAACTATATTGATATATCTTTGCAGAACATTTCTCAAGGCGTAACTGTTGCTGCCAGTTCTACCACAGACAGAAATTTCTTAAGATTTAATTCTTCCGGAAAGCTTGAAAGAATACCAAATACGTCCGGTATTACTTACTTACAAAGTACAGGAATATCTGGGCCACCTGTTCAAAGTGTTCGTTTTGTAAACGCAAACGTGTTTGAACACGTAAGAGGAGCTGGATGGACAGGTTCTACAGGAGCTGTTTATTGCGAGCACTCTGGCAATGGTATAACTTGTACGTTTAATCCGTTTACTGCTGAATACGATTCATTGATGTTTGGTGCCAGATCTAGAGTATTTGTTGCAGATTTTGCAAATAATACTGGAACCATAGTTGTTAATGATTACACACCAGACCAAAATGCATACGCATTTGATTTAATTGTTTCTGGTGCAAAGAATCCTAGAGATATAACAAAACGATTCAGTTCAAACATTTTTTGGCCACAACAACAATCTCCTTGTTTGTCGGTGGATGGTGTTACCTGTGATATGAAGATTTCTTTCTTCGGTATAAATGGTAGCTGGTATGCTACTGCTGTACCAACATCAACTAAATGTGATACCACATTATATCAAACAAATTGCAGTACTAGTTCTGGATCTGGTCAATCTTATTTGGGCACTATTGTGGGTGCGTGTTGTAAATCTGACGGTACGTGTGTTGAAACCATAGCGTCTAATTGTACTGGATTTTTTCATGGAGCAGGAACTACGTGTGGTCCTGCCACAGATTTTATCTGCGATAAGCCGGGTTGTTGTTGTCAAGAAACTACTTCCGGCAGTACAAAGATAAGAGAAGCAATTTCTGATCAATTAACCTGTACTGACTGTTTACAACGATTAGCTTCTCAAACCGTAAAATTTGCAGGAAATTTTACAAGCACAGCAACCACTAATTGTAATAAGATATTTGACAGGATAGGTGCGTGCTGTGATGGCCGAGGAAATTGTCAAGAATTGCCGTATAATACTTGCGTATCGTCTGGTGGTTTTTATCAAGGAGACTCCAGTTCTTGTTTTGACACATTAGGTCGTGCTGTTTGTGCTTCTGGCACTGGTCCGTGTTGCATAAATGGTTCTTGTTCACAAACATCTTTTTCTACTTGTTTTACTTCTAACGGATTTTATGGTGGTGTAACACAATCTTGTGATTCATTTATATGCCCAACCACAATATCTTGCTTGGGTTTTGTTGACGGTGTTCCTATTAGTAAAGGATCAAAATACGGTGGCGGAATTGTTGTTGATGTATTTAATCCTGGCAAAAGTTTAATTTTAGGAGCTAAAACTTTATTTTCTCCATCAGGAGTTACTGGATGTATGCCAGAAACTACTTATTCTTCTGAATTTTACACTTCTTATGTTGATCATAGAGCATACGGTATAACTAAAGACTGTAATAATATTAATGAATCTTATGTGCTTATAGTTTATCCGGATGACGTTTACATTGATTCAAAATTAAATATTAAATCTCCAGATGAAACGTATCAATATAACACATTCCCATGGGGAGCAACTGGATCATCTTGGGGCCCTATGCCAGGTGGAAATGATATTACATATAATGATAATCCGTACGAATATTATACTACAAAATTTTATCTTAAAGAAGGATACTGGGCACAGGGATTTACTGGTGCAACATTAGCTCAAATAATATTACGTGATACGTTTGTCACATGTTCTACATCAACAGGTCTGGGTAATGGTGGCGAATCTCGTGCATTTGATACAGCATCAGAAACTCCCAAATTATTTGGTTATTGGAAAACATCTTGGGGACTTTACAATACTATTCGAGCAGTTAATGCAAATAATGCTTATTGGCAACGAGCAGTAAATCCTCCTGGCACAAATCCTATAAATTACAATCAATTCTACGCAGTAACCACAATTCCAAATGCATTTAGAGCAACCAGATTATTGTCTGATGGATTGACTTCCGATACTCAAACAGCAACTCCAAACAACGCAATACTTTCTGGATGGTATTTACCAAGCCACGATGAAATGGCTTTTATTGCAGCAAATACAACAAATACTTTTGGTTACAATATTAATCAAAATTTAGTTGTAAACGGTGAACCATTAAATGGAACGTATTGGACTTCTACTGGTGCTTTTAATTTTGCAAAACTAGAAGGATGTTATGGTGAATTTATTATAAATGGAGTAAAAACACAAATTACTTCTTCTCCAGGTTCTGTTGCAATTGCCATGAATATTGATGTTAATGGTGATATAAACAATTATAAAGTGTATAAAGCTAGCAGACAGGATTTATATAAAGTAAGACCTGTTCGTATGTTGCGTTGCGACGGGTTGATTCCAGCTAGTAGTAAATTATGGAAGATACCACCAGTATATAAAGATAGAATAGTAAATAAAAATCAGACAATAAATAATACAACCACACCAACACTTCCGAGCTCCCCACTATGAGTAGACTAGGATCCAGTAATATCCCAATTGGTAATATGCCGATAGCCAACACCTTTATTGGTGCTACTGGTTCCACAGGTCCAACCGGTCCAACCGGTCCAACTGGAGGTAATAACGGAGCAACCGGAGCCACCGGACTTGGTGTTGCATTCATAACAAAAATAGATGCAAACGGAATAACTGTACACTTAATTGATGGAACCAAAATATCAATAACTGGCCTTTCAGGCAATACTCCAACAGATTTTTCTGGTTTAGTATCTACCAATCCGTTTGATGTTAAAGGTGTAACCGGAGTTGATACTAATGCTTTTAGTATTGTTAGCAATAATCCAGTAATAGGTTTAACTGCTTACTTTAAATCTATTTTTGGTTCTGCTGGATTAAGTTTAACTTACAGTGGTAATAATTTAATATTCAAAGGAGTAACTGCAACTTCTTCTAATGCATTAGGTGTTAGTGGTACTGTTTTATATGCGTTAGGAAATACAGCTAATACTTTACTAGACAAAACAGGAAACAGAGTATTTCGTTATCAAACAGTAACTAGTGGATCCACGACAGCACATCTAGCAAGTGCGTTAATGGGTTCCTTTTTGCAAGGCAAAAATACCACAGGTATTACAAATGTAAATCTTATCAATATAACTGGAATCACTGCCTTGGTTACAAATCCTTGGGATTCTTCAGTTAATTCATTTTATAAGTCTGGAAATACTTGGACCAGTAAGCAAATTTATCACACCGGCTATAAAGGTGTAACCGGAACAAACCAAAATTCTGGTATAACTTATATAAGTTCTGATATTTTTAACGACACCAATACCACAACATACCAAAACAAAATTATTGGTTCTTGTTGTTACTGTAATTCAAATGGAGCAAAAACGTGTTTAGATTATATCACTCGATATGTCTGCGAAAACAATTTAAGTGGTAATTTTTCTCCCAATCCCTGTATCAATAGAAGAACGCAAGACTGTGATGATTTTGGTGCTTGTTGTATTAATGGAACCTGTGTAGACACTAATCGCACAGTTTGTTTGCAATATGGTGGTGTTTTTGATTCCGCCACTTCTTGCTCGGCAAATCCGCCTCCTTGTTAATATTATAAATAAAATAAACTATGCCTTCAATTATAGGAAACAGCACAATAGGAAATTTGATTGGTCGAACCGGTCCAACAGGACCTACTGGATCCATCGGTCCAGCCGGATTGCGTGGTGCGATCGGTATAACTTCAGGTCCTACTGGTGCTACTGGTGTTTGGATTATAAACGCGGTTTCTGATCTGGTTTCTAGTGGAATAACATTCGAGTTATCTAACGGAACTATACTAGGTCCATTATTTGGATTTACTGGCCCAACCGGAAGTTACTCAGATTCCCGAGGCGTTTCTTTGCAGTCTGGTGCAACTTATTATTCTGGATTTTCCAGTGTAATATCTGGAAAAACTTTTGAATTTCGAGGAATTTGTGGTGGTGGAAATATAGCAGCAACTTTAAGTTCTGATGGTTCTGAAATTTTATTAACTGTATCACCAATTACTGACAGTGGAGTTTACGGAACTACCACAGCAAACTATGTGGTGTACACTGCTGATACCTTTTCAGCAACTACGACAAGAATAGGAGTAACCGGTTCTAATTCTGTTCTATCGTTTGGATTAACAGCAGATAATGGTGCAACCGGTAGTTCTATTAAAGTTTATTCAGAATTTGTAGAACCTTTTTATAATCTAACACCTATGGCCAGAAATATAGTAACTGGAACAACAAACGATATAGTTTTAGCAGTGGATTCCAGTGGTTTCACAATTAATCTGGACAAATATTCTGTTTATCAATTAAAGACTCCAATTGGAATAACAGCATTTACAACAAGCGCAGATAATTCTGTTTTACAGTCTTACACACTGTTTGTACAAGGCCAAGACGTTTGGAATTTTCCTTCAAATGTATATTTTGAAAATACTGATAAAGGAATAGGTAAATACGGATTCCTGGAAGGCATGAACATTGTTCATATGTGGAGTGAGAACGGTGGTCTTACTTTTAATGCTGCATTTGTTGATCGAGGTATAGGAAAAACAGGAAAATTTTACAGTGATCCAGTAGGATCGTGTTGCTGGCAAGATATTAATTATTGTTGGGATAATATATCTGGATCTGATTGTGAAGCACGAACACTAGGTGAAGGAGTGTTTACTCCACTCACCAGCTGTACTCAAACTTGTGGAAGAATTGGTTACTGTTGTAGTCAAGGTACTTGTTATGATAATTCAAATGAAAATACGTGCAATGAAATAAATGGTGTGTTTTCAACAACTCCATGTACTGATTGTGGTACTTCTCCAAGCACTGGAGCTTGTTGTGATGCTGGAACTTGCACAGATGGTGTACTGCCAGCAAACTGTACTGGAGGAAAAACTTTTTATTCGGGTCTCGCGTGCAGTGATCCAAGCGTTGTTTGTTCTCCAGTTTTAGGTTGTTGTATAAACAAAGACGCTTGTATTATTAACAATAATATATCACAAACCGCTTGTTTTGCTAAAGGAAGTGGATATATATGGACAGCAAGTGCTACATGTACAACTGCAGATTGTACCTCTGGTGTGTGTTGTGTCACCACTTCTTCTGGCAGCAAATCCTGTTCACCAGACGAAACACAAATATCATGTGATGCCAAAGCTATAAATGGCACAACGACAGTATTTTATCCAAACTCGACATGTGCTACCATAAATTGCTCGAATCCTCCACCACCAGTTTACGGTGCTTGTTGTAATGGTAGTGTTTGTACAGAAACTATTCGGTCTAATTGTACCGGAACTTGGAATAGCACTAAGCACTGCTCGGACGCTGTGCCACCCTGTGTTATTCCTGTGTACACTTACAGCTTTACAATATTAAATGCTGATGGTTCTCCTGTAACCGATATCATTCTTCCTGATAGCACCCCACAAGAAACACAATTCAAAATAACAGTAAGCACTACAGATCCTGCTGGTGTTAGATTACAGCTGCCAAGCACACACACAAATACACTAGGCCATGTGTTTACTATAACACAAACATATAATGGTTCTAGTTATACTGGTGGTTTGCTACCAAATGGTGCTACAGTAACCATAAAAATTAGTACCACATACGATGAATTTGGTAGAAAAAATGGTATTAAAAATACTATAAACGCAGTACTATTAGATACACTACTTAATACTAAATTTTCACAAAATATAAATTTTTATGTAGTATCTAAACCTCCTGTACCTATAGATGGGTGTAATACTTGTCAAGGTGGCAGTCCGACCGATCAATTTAAAGTACAATCACAATTTACTATAAACAGATTGTGTATGGATTGTGCTAAAGATTATGGTTCATATTTAGAATATCCTCCTGTAAAAACACAAAAGGGATTAGTTAATTTCTGTGTGTCTAAAAACGGATCTTGTGGTTGGAATGTTAATATTGATTGTATAACATATGGACCAATAGAAGAAGTTTGGGATTGTAAAGATTCTGATAAAGCATCAGACGAATGTGTTCACGCAGAATACGGGGTTGGTGTTTGGCAAGGTAATCGCCCAACAACATGCGCTTCCGGTTGTGATCCGGTTCAATGGAACTATTTACAAGAAATAAAAACACGATCTGTTGGATGTTTTAATCAAAAAAATCCAGCAACATTTTCCTGCAAAGGTCTTTCAAAGGTATTTGCATCTATTGGTGGATGCACCGGATATGTGTTAGACCCTTATTTTTCACAAATAGATTTTATACAAGCACCGCTTGCTATTGCAAGTCGCGGAATAAAACAAGATCAACAAAAACAAATTTTAAATGATTTACAAACTGCTATTTTAAATCAAACAGATATTAATGCTGGTAGTGATAACGCTTTGATGGCGTTTAATCCCGCAAAAGTAAACAAAAAAGTCACAATAAATGCAAGCGAACTCAGCTGTTGTGCTGGAAATATAGTGTTTGGTTCACTAGCAAATGGTGGGGAAATTTTAAATTTAGGATTTAATGCTCCTGCAGGCAAAACTGTAAAATACTTACTTTGGATGAATAAACTTGGCGGATCCATGCAAAGAGCCAGTGAATGTGGACAACCAGATTATTGTGGTGTATTTGGTGCACTATGTTCAGCATGTCTTTCTGGTTTTACTGCAGAACACTGTTGGGCAGGTTACAATTTAAATATATCTCGTGTTGTATTCAATAATTCAGATAAGAGTATAGACACCACTTTATCGTGTTCTGATAATTTATTTTCTACTGATACACCTATTGGATTTTCTTATTATTATAAGAAGAACAAAACCTGGGGGGATGATACTAATTGTGTGTGTAAAGAAGTGGAAGGACAACCTGATATTCTTACTGGATCTCCTTGTCCGGATTGGTCTTTGTATCTTCTTGGTGAGTTAAAAGAATCTGATTTGATTAAAACTACAGTTGGTGGTAAAACAAAATACAGTTTACAACGAGATACAATTTCTGCAGAAGATGGTTGTAAAATTCCAATTGAACAATGGGGAAAAACATGTGATACTATAGGAGCTACTCCTCAGCCTTGGGAATCGGAGTGGTGGAAATACATAGCTTTTAATTGCCTGAAACCAGTTTATAGCCAATTTAATCTTGCTGAGTTTGGAAGCAGAGAAGACATATACTTTAAATTTATGGACAAGATGTTCCGAGGCAGACATTGTGATACCGGCACAGATTTGTCTTGCTATCCACCAAACAGCTGTTTACTGTTTGGTCAATACGGTTCTTACAGTAATTGTTACTGTGATGACATATTAAATCAACCTATTCCTGTTAATTTATTTGGAGAAAGTTTAACTTTAGATATAAATGGAGTAAATACCACACAACCAAATAAATTAGAGTATAGTGTTATGAGTTATTACATTGATGAACGCACGCGTGAGAGAATTCCACAACAAAGTAGTGTTGTGTTGGACTTAGGTTACAATCCATTATTTGCATTATACCAATATAATCGAGAACAGTTTACTACAGCGATAGTTCCAGGAACACCAGACTACCCACTTCCTTTTCCTTTTGCTAACAATTCACAATATACTCAAGAATATTTTGGAGTGGTTGCAAACGCTCACATTACAGCAGGACCTGCGCTAAAAGGAGTTCCTACCATTTCTGTGGATGCTATTTGGAATAGAGACGGTTACGTAAACGAAACTGTAATGCCTTTTGGTACCATGCTTCCAAAAGTAACATCAGGAGTAGATACAACTGGTGGCAGAGAAGGTGTATTCATCAATATACGACCAAACTTAGAAAAACTTTTTAACGCAAATGGCCAACGTGGAACTATTAGTGAGTTTAAAGCTGAGGCTTGGTTGTTAAAGACAGATTTTACCGGTGTAGATTATAAGTATGAGGATAGCATTGATTATGTAACGAATCCATCAGAAAATATACTTGGATTTGTGTTTAATTTTGATGGAATCGATACTCCTGTCTGGTACAAAGCAAAAGGCGCAGACACTAAAATATACAAATTTGTATTTAAATTAACCGCAAAAACGTTAATTGGATACGACTGGCAAGGACAAGAAGCGTGGAGAACCATAACTAAAATTTTTGCGTACAATCATGCATTATATTCAGATTATGGTTTTGCTCCTACAACCCAATTTAAAAATAAATTACTAGACGGCACATTAGTATCATTAGACTGCTCACAAGTACAAGTACTGTGTGATTCATTACCGAACGGTTAACATGTCAATTCAATTCAGATCAAGAATTTCTGCTCAATACAATCCACCAACTGTAATTGGTCCTTTATCTACCGGTTGGTGTTGTGGTCTTTCTAGTGTTTCTACCAGAGCTGCATGCGATGCGGCAAACGGATATTTTATATCTGGAGCTTTTGATGGAACAGACTGCCCGTCCTCTGGACTTTGTGTTAGTAAATTGATTGGTGATGTATCGGGTGCTTGTTGTTATTGGACTAAAACCAATGGTTTATACACTCAAGGATGCACTGCAGTAAACTCTCAATTAGATTGCATTAATGCAAATCAAGGAGCTGCAGAAAATTTAGGTTATTCTTTCTATCCCGGAGAAACTTGTGTTTTTGATGGTGGTAATATACAATGCAATTCTGTTAATATTTCTGCTAGTGATGTATCTGATAATTGCAATCCTAACGACTACACTAATTGCTATAACTCAAATAATTCGATAGGAAATTGTTGTACACAAAACAATGATGGAACTATTGATTGTTCAATAAAATCTAAGAAAAATTGTTTTGGTTATTGGTCGGCTCCAAATAAAACTATTCAATCGTGTTTAGATCTTAATCCATGTTCTGGTGTTTATTTTGCAGGACTCAGTGGAGCAAAAACTCCAGCCAGAGCTTCTTTAAGCACCATAATATCTTCCACAAATCCTATAGAAACGTTACCAGCAGTAGGATCATTATATCAGGGTGGTTTATACGTTGGAGTATTTCAACCAGGATCTCCGGTAAATTCGTTGGGCAGTGAAGTATACGGAAACAGAACAACAGGAACTGCTGGAAATTATCGTGCAAGAGGAAATAGTCCTGGCACTAAAGAAAAGTCTTGGATACTGATTGCAAGTGTATCAGACTTTACAGATTTTCCGTACAACGTGGAAAACGAACCAACCAGTACACTAACAACATCAAGTTACGATGGTTTATACAACACTTACGACACAACAATATCTGAAAACAATACACTGTTGTCTCAGATTAAACAGTATAAGATTAATGGTTTCTCTGACTGGTATCTTCCCAGTCAAGACGAACTAGCACTATACTTTAAAAATATTTCGTTTGGTTATGAAACTTCTGGATTCTTTGGTTTAACTAAAGAACAGTACATGACTTCCACCGTATTCTCTTTAAATGGTGTTCAGGAGTTTAGTGGAAAAACTTTTGTGGTTGCTCAAATGGCAAATACTGAAGAAAATTACGGAAAAACAAATATGGTGTACAGAGGAAAGACCATAGGTGTAAGATTATTCCGAAGAATTTATTTGGATTCATGATATATAATTATAGGAGTTTATATTATGGGATGTGGATGCAATAAAAATAATCAAAATAATCCTGAGTTTCGTCAAGAAGGAAATCCAGAACAAGCTAAAACTATTTTGTCCCAAAAAATGGGCATGATTCAAAGTTTTGCTACTGCTTTAACTTCCCGAGGACTTGCTGGCCATAAAGTAAATAAAGCAACCAAACAATTAAGAGTACTTAGTTGTTTTGGCAATAAACATTTAGGTGGCGAATTACCGCCATGTGAGCACCTAAAGGAAAGCACTACTCCCGGAAAGCATTTCTGTGGTGGTTGCGGTTGTGGTGATAAACCAATGACTTGGTTGACTTCTAACGGTGAAGAGTACAGCAAATTAGATTATCCAAAACTAAATTGTCCTTTAAATATGCCTGGATTTACTAATTATCAACCAAGCAAGCCAGACGAGGCCAATGAACCAATCACAAGACGATATTACATTGAAAATATTGATTATAATCAAGTTGCAGGCATTCCAGTAACTCTTCCAGAAAACAAGCAAGAACCACCAGCAACTCCCCAGTCTTAAATTTCAATTTGCCATAAATACTTTTAAGGAAGTACAATGGCAGCACCAAATTCAAGACAAACCATAATCGAATACGCTTATAGACAATTAGGATCACCGGTTATTGATATAAACGTAGATTGGGAACAAGCAGAAGATCGTCTGGATGACGCTTTGCAATACTTTACTGAACGCCATTTTGATGGTGTTGAGAAAGTATTTTTTAAATATCAATTAACTCAAACCGATATTAATAACCGATACATCAATACTGAAGACATCCTTTCTCCAAACGAAGTAGACGGACCTACTGGAAAGGAAATTGTTTCTATAATTAAGGTAATGCAATTTGGTCCATTTACCAATATCAACATGTTTGATGTGCGATACCAACTAGCACTAACCGACTACTTTGGTATTAACAGAAATCTTAGTGGTGTAAACTCTATGGGTCTTGCTTCATACGACTCAACAAAACGGTATATTCAGTTGATCCAAGACATGTTTCAACCAGAAAAAACTGTAGTATTCAGTAAGGTAACCAACAGATTGTACTTAGAAATGAATTGGGGCCAAGAAACAAAAGTTGGTGACTTTATTTGTATCTGGGCGTACGCCGCACTTAATCCAGAAAAATACACCGAGATGTTCAATGATCGTTACCTTAAACGATATTTGACTGCTTTAATCAAGCGTCAATGGGGTGCAAATATGGCTAAATTTGATGGTGTGGCATTGCCTGGTGGTGTGGTGATGCGCGGTGGACAAATTTATCAGGAAGCTATTAATGAAATAGCAGCAATTGAACAACAAATGCAAAACGAATACGAATTACCAGTAAACTTTATGACAGGTTAAAATGGCAACTAATCCATATTTCAAAGATTATTCTGGTGAGCAAGATATTACAGAAGATCTAACCATCGAAATCATTAAAACGATGGGTAGAGAGATGTACTATATTCCAAGAAATATGGTGGAATTAGATAAAATTTTTGGTGAAGGAAAGCGAGTTAATTATAAAGATTCAGTTCCTATTGAAATGTATATTGATTCTGTTTCTGGATTTCAAGGACAAGGTGATATTGCCAGTAAATTTGGCATTGAAATTAAAGATAATATATTTTTAACTGTTTCAAAGAAAAGATTCATGCAGGAAATACAAACTAGATTTTCTGTAATAACCAGACCAAGAGAAGGCGATCTTATTTATTTTCCTCTTTCTAAATCTTTGTTTGAAATTAACTTTGTGGAACATGAAAATCCTTTTTATGAGCTAGGAAAATTATACTCTTATCGTTTAACCTGTGAACTGTTCACATACGATCAAGAAGGAGTTACCACTGGAACTACCGATATCGATGCAGTTCAACCGGAAAGCAGACAATACACATATCAATTTGTTACAGGAAATGATATTACAGGTATAACTACAACTAATTATTATGCAGGAGAATTTGTTTATCAAGTTGCTGGATTTACCGGCAATAATGCTCTGGAAGAAGACGCAACCGGTTCTGGTGTTATTGCAATGAAACCAGCAGGTCTGACAGGTATAATAGAACTGATTAATATAACAGGAACTATTAGTACAGGAGAAACCTTAAAGGGTGTAGACAGCGGTTTAGAGTGTTACGTATTAAGCAATACAGGTCAAACCACAAACATTGTGTTGAATAACAGTGAAGATAGAACTCCGGCAGGAGATAATGATGAAATTGAAACAGAAGCAGCTAAATTAGATTTAATTAATTTTAGCGAAATAGATCCATTTTCTGAGGGTAATTACTAATGTTTTCGCATTTTAAAAACGATTCAATAAGAAAATTAGTAATTGGTTTTGGTAGTTTATTTAACGGTATTCAACTAGAACAAAAAGACGAAAACAATAATGAACGATTATTTACCGTTCCTCTTTCTTACGCCAATAAAGAAAAGTTTGTTAAGCGTTTAACAGAACCTAGTTCGATAAGTGATAAAACACGTATTGAAATTTCTTTACCTAGAATGTCTTTTGAGCTTTTAGGTTTTGTTTATGATCCAACAAGAAGATTAAATAAAACAAACAAAAAAGTTTGTACTTCTGGTAGCAATGCAACATATATTTATTCTGAAGTGCCGTATAATTTTGTGTTTGGATTTAATGTGTTTACAAGAAATTTAGAAGAAAATTTTCAAATAATGGAACAAATATTACCGTATTTTGGACCAGAGTTTGTAATTTCTTTAAATATGAATTCTATGCAACAGGGAGTAAAAATTCCAATTTCTTTAAACACAACTACACTAACACAAGAATATGAAGGCGATTTTAGCACAAGACGGTTTATTGTTAGTTCTTATCAATTTATTGCAAAATCGTACGTTTACGGCGAAATTAAGAGTAATATTCCTGTAATTGATACTGTCAATTATCAAGCTTTGAATTTTAATATATCAGGAATAACTTATGATTCGTTTGGTTTAACTGGATAAATAATTATATGGAACCTACTGATATTATATCAAAAACTCTAGGAATAGAGTTTAATGCGCCCGAACCTATAAAAATAATAAAGCCTGAAACTAGTATAGCTGGCACTAGTTTAGATGTAGACTTTAATTATGTTCGAGACAACATCAAAGGACTTATTGATAACGGTTCTTGTGCAGTGGATGAGATCCTTAAAGTTGCAAAGGCTGGTGATTCACCAAGAGCGTATGAAGTTCTTGGACAGTTATTAAAGACGGTCTCGGAGATGAATAAAGATTTGATTGATCTATATCAAAAGTCTAAAGCAATCAAAAAAGAAGAAATTAAAGTTAACCACACCACCAACAATTCAATTTACGTTGGTTCCACTAGTGAGCTGCAAGATTTAATAAACAAAGACCGCAGCAGAAACAAGGCTCTAGACAGCCAGAAATTTTTAGACGATGGGGTATAAAAAGAAGTCAGGTTATCTTGGTAATCCTAATCTGAAAGAGATTGGTGTTACCATTGAATTTACCAAAGAACAAGTTGAAGAGTATATCAAGTGTGCTAATGATCCGGTGTATTTTATTAAAAAATACATCAAGATTGTAACCACCGATAAAGGTCTTGAGTCTTTTGGGTTGTATGATTATCAGGAAGATATTGTTAGAACAATCCAAGATAATCGCTTTGTTATTGCCAAGCTGCCTCGACAGACCGGTAAAACCACAACCACAGTTGCGTGGATGGTTCATTATCTTATATTCAATCAAAACGTAAATATAGCAATTCTTGCCAACAAGATGAAGACTGCTATGGAAATTATGAAGCGGTTGAAAGAAGCTTACGAGTATCTTCCAAAATGGCTTCAACACGGCGTTGTCGAGTGGAACAAGACTTCTATTCAGTTAGAAAATGGATCTCGTGTACTGGCTTCTGCCACCTCTGCTTCTGCTGTCCGTGGTGGTTCGTATAACGTAATCTTCATGGACGAGTTTGCTCACGTTCCAGCCAATATTGCGGATGAGTTTTTCAGCTCGGTATATCCAACTATTACATCCGGTCAAACCACTAAAGTTATCATAGTATCGACCCCAAACGGTTTAAACATGTTTTACAACCTGTGGCAGGGAGCGTCTAGAAAGACCGGAGAAGAAGGTAAGAACGAATACGTTCCAGTGGAAGTGCATTGGAGCCAAGTTCCTTTGTATCCGGGTGGTCCTCTTCGTGATCAAAAATGGAAAGAAAGAACCATCAAACAGTTGGGTGGTGGTTCTGGTGGTGAACAAAAGTTTAAGAGCGAATACGATTGTGATTTTATTGGATCGTCCAACACACTCATTTCTACCGCTAAACTTCACACTCTGGTATCAAAGTCTCCACAAACTAAAACAAGTGAAGGTCTTACTGTTTATGAAGAACCAAAACAAAACAGGGCCTATGTTATAACTGTAGATACGTCTAGAGGTCAGGGTAAAGATTACAGTGCTGCTGTTGTGTTTGATATCACTGAGGCTCCGTATCGAATAGTAGCAAAATACAGAAATAACATAATATCGCCCATGCTTTACCCAACCATATTGGCTGCGTTGGGTAGAAAATACAACACTGCATACATGCTGGTAGAAGTAAATGATATTGGTGGACAGGTTGCAGACATTTTGCATTACGATCTAGAATACGATAATCTACTGACCAGCATGAATAAAGGTAGAAGTGGCATGGTACTTAACGGTGGGTTTGGTAAAGGCGAAACCTTATTAGGTGTTAGAACTACTGCTGTTGTTAAAAAATTAGGATGTTCCATACTGAAGAGCCTGATAGAACAAGACAAGCTATTAATTCAAGACGAAGAAACAATAAAAGAACTGCTGTCGTTTATTGCAAAGTGGAACAGTTTTTCAGCGGATGATGGGCATACAGACGATTTAGTTATGTGTTTAGTTTTATTTTCTTGGGTTACTAAACAACCGTATTTTAAAGAAATTACCAATATTGACATCAGAAAAGAGTTATTTGAAGGTGAAATTAAAAAAATAGAAGAAGACGACTGGTTTAGTTTTGGGTTTATTTCAGGTATGGATGAAGACCCAATCATAGAAAATAAGCCGTCTGACGACCAAGACAACTGGATTAAGGCTTAACTCTCCAAAAATATAAATAAATACGAAAAGTAAAAATATTTTAGGAGAAAAAATGTCAGTATTTACCACACAAACCAACAATTTTACTTCTACTATTACCGGTGAAGGACCTTCTCCTTTAGTTGCAGGCGTTGTTTCTTTCAATGGTTTAGTCAATTTATTCGGCACAACCGGAACTAATGGAACTTCCGAAACAGAAATTGGTTTAATGGGTGTATCTAGTGTTAATGAATGGTTTAGCCGTCTTTACTCTAGAAATGTAGGTTTGTCTGGTCCTACCGGTTCTTGGGCTGGCGAGTGGTGGTCGGTACACAATTATTTACAATACGGTGGTATTTGTTTCATAGGAGCAACTGGTTCTACCGGTGATTATTACAACGCAACCGGCGTTTTAGGTATTACAAACACCCCAATACACAATAAATCTCTTGCTAGAATTGATGTTGTTTTTGAAGCTGGAAATACTTTCTCTGCTGGTGCTGCCGTGAATGCCGCAATGACTAGAAAAGATTGTGTAGCCATTGTTGGTAACTACAAAAGAATTACAGGCATTCCATTAACCACAACATACGCAAATCAACAAGCAGACTTTGGTGTTACTTTTACCAGCGAAAATGTTGTGTATGTTGCTGGTAGAAAGAAATTTACTGCAGGTGTTGGCACAACAGTTAATATTTTAGAAGCAGATTTAAGCCCAGATGTTGCTGGTTGTGTGGCAAGATGTGCCAGAGACGTAAATATTTGGACTTCTCCAGCAGGAAAAACTAGAGGCCGTATTTTAGGCGTTGTTGCAATGCAACAAAACTTCAGTGAAACTGATGTGTCTTATCTGAATGCGGGAGACGTAAATCCCGTAACAGTGTTCCCAGGAGAAGGCACTTTCTTGATGGGCAATAATACTTCATTTACAGGTTCTGGTTATTTGACCAAGATAAATGGCATTTTATTGGTTGCATATTTAAGAAAGCAACTAACATCGGTTGCACAAACATTCTTATTTGAAATCAATGATACAAGAACCAGACAACGAGTTGTGGCCGCTTTAAGTCCTGTTTTAGAAGGAGTAAAAACAGGAAATGGAATTTCTGATTACCGAATAGTTTGTGATGAAACAAACAATACTGCTGCTACTATTGCAGATAATAAATTAGTAATTGATGTTTATATTAATCCGTACAACACAGCAGAAACATTAGTCATTACAATTATCAACACAAATACCTCTGAAGCATTCACAGGTTAAGGAAAAATAAATGCCTAGCCATTCAATAACAGATTTTATCAACGGGTTTGGTGGTGGACACCGAATTAATAGATTTAAAGTAACAGGCAGTATTCCAACTATTAATGGTGATGGGCTGCGTGTTGGAAGCACTACTTTTAATTCGCCTTCTTTAAACACTGATATTACTGATTTTCATGTTAGAGCTGCTTCTCTACCGACATCACAATTAGGTGTTATTCCTATAAATTTTAGAGGAAGAACCGTAAATTATCCAGGAGATAGAATATATCAACCTTGGAATATAGTGATAATTGATGACAATAAAATATCAGATAAATCAAAAGATAAAATATCATTATATCGAGCATTTCATGAATGGCACGAAAGAATAAACAGCCACGCAAACAACATTTCAACATATGAAGCTGCTAATAATACAGATCCAAGCCAACATTTTGCTGGTGGATCAAATGTATTAGGAAAAACAACTCCAGCGTGGACTATAGAGCAACTAGATACTAATGGAGCCAACACAATAAGAAAGTTTGAATTGTGGAATTGTTGGCCGGTTGCTGTTGGTCCTGTTGAGTTGGATATGAGTCAAGATAATGTGTTATCAACATTTGCTGTAACTATGGTGTTCAGCCACTTAAAATTTGATTTTACTACTAGAAGTACGACATTTATTTAATAGGTGAATTTATATGGAATTAGAACTATTTGGTTTTAGTATAGGCAAAAAGAAACAACAAGAAACTGTCGAGAATCGTGATGTAATCACTCCCGATTCTTATGATGGTTCTTATGTGCTAGAAACCGGTGGTGTTTTTGGTACATACGTTGATTTCTCTGGTGCAATTCGTGATGAAAATCAGATGGTTCAACACTATCGTTCAATGGCTCTTTATCCAGAAGTGGATGCTGCTATTGAAGATATTGTGAACGAAGCTGTAGTTTTAGATCAAGACAGAAAACCAGTAAAATTAAATTTAGATCACGTAAATCTATCAGACACCATCAAAACAAAGATGTACTCTGAGTTTAATCATATACTAAAACTATTAGACTTTTCAAATCGAGCTGGCGACATTTTTCGTCGGTGGTATATTGACTCCAAGATTTTTTATTATAAGAAAGTAGATAAAAACGATCTACGAAAAGGTATTCTTGAACTGATTCCTATTGATCCAGTAAAGATTAAAAAGATCAGAAAGATTGAAAAGGATAAAGGATATTACGGAGGAATTGGGCCATTTTCTCCAGTCAAGAGTATTCAAGAGTATTACGTTTACACCGACACAGATAAAGATGCAGCATTTCCAACATCAGGTACTGGTTGGAAGATAGCACCAGATACGGTTGCTTACGCTCACTCTGGTATTATTGATTCAGCAACCAAGCGCGTTGTTGGTTACCTACAAAAAGCTGTTCGTCCTTTAAATCTGCTAAGACAAATTGAAGACGCTGTTGCCATCTACCGAATTTCTCGTGCACCAGAACGTCGTATTTTCTATGTGGACGTTGGTAATCTACCAAAGCAAAAAGCTGAACAGTATCTACGTGAATTGATGAATCGATACCGTAACAAGATTCAATACGATCCTGCTACCGGTCAAATTCGTGATGAGCGTAACCATATGAGCATGCTTGAAGATTTTTGGATGCCTCGCCGTGAAGGTGGGCGTGGCACAGAAATCAGCACTCTAGACGGTGGCCAAAACCTTGGTCAGATGGAAGACGTTCTGTACCTGCAACAAAAACTGTTCAGAGCATTAGGCGTTCCACTTTCCAGAATGATGGGCGAAAGTGGTTTCAACATGGGTCGATCTGCTGAAATCACCCGAGATGAAGTCAGATTTAATAAATTTATTGATCGTCTACGCCACCGTTTCTGCACCATATTCTTAGACATTCTAAAAACTCAAGTGATCCTTAAGGGAATTATGAGTGAGGAAGACTGGAACAGAATCAATCAAGACATTACTTTCAAATTCAATAACGATTCTTACTTTACTGAATTAAAAAATAATGATATCTTGAGAGAACGATTAGACATTATTGCTGCAGTAACTCCTTACATTGGTAGATTCTTCTCTGGTGAATACATCAGAAAGAATTTCTTAAAGCAGTCTGAAGAAGAAATTTTAGAAATTGATGCTCAAATAAACAGAGAAATGCAAAAACAATTAGAAGCCCAAGAGATGCAGGCGTATCAACAAATGATGTCTGGTGAATCGCCAGAAGAAGAACAAGCTCCAGAAGAGGAAGCACCACAATGAGCATCCCAGAAAAGTTGGTAACCATGATTCTTAGAGGCCATGCAGACAAATTTAAAGCAATTCTGCAAGAAGAATTACAACATCGAGCTTCTGTTATCATGGAAGAAATTTATCGTATTGAAACCGGTAAATTATTAGAGAGTGCGGAACAGGTAGCACCACCAGCTGTCGTTTCCACACTAAAACCAACTCCAGTTTTTGTAAAATTCTTACCAGAAAGTGCTTATAAACTAAGAGACGGAAATATTGGTATTCTAAGCCCAGTGGAACGAGAAATGGTAGGTAAACTACACGAAAGTCTAAATAATGATAACAAAGAACGAATGGTAAAATTACTCTCAGAATCTCAAGAATCCTTCAACAGAATCTTGAAATTAGCAAAAGCTCAAAATAAAAAGTAAGGAAAATTATGGAAAACAGTCAAAACCTACAATCATTCATAAATTTAGTTGTTAATGAGAATCTGGCACAAGCCAAAGAAGTTCTCAATAACCAATTAAATCAAAAACTCGCTGATGCTTTAGAAAGAAAGTTTGAAGAATTTGCTCCCAGCATTTTTGAAGCATTAGATCCTGTCGGCAAAGAAGACGAAGACGTTAACAACGACGGCAAAGTTGACAGCACTGACAAGTACCTAAAGAACCGTCGTGACGCTATCGGTAAGGCTATTGAAGGAGAAGACGATGATGAAGCCGAGGACGAGGAGCAATCTGAGGAAGAAGAAGAAGGTGGGTCCGAAAAAGAAGAAGACGAGGAAGCAGATCAGGACTCAGAAGAAGTTGACGAAGATTCAGAAGAAAAGAAAGACTGAAATCAATGAAACTAATAACCGAGACAGTTGAACAAGTAGAGTTTTTAACCGAAGCAGCTGCTGACGGTGGCAAAAATTATTTCATTGAAGGTACTTTCATGCAAGCTGATACCCTCAATCGAAACAAAAGAATGTACCCAAAGCACATTCTGTTAAATGAAGTTAATCGTTACACCAAAGAGTTTGTAAATAATAGCCGTGCTTTTGGTGAATTAAACCATCCAGCAGGCCCTACAGTAAATCTGGATCGAGTTGCTATCATTATTAAAGAGTTTAAATGTGATGGTTCAGACGTTTACGGTAAAGCTAAAGTAATGAGTACTCCCATGGGTGAGATTGTTAAAAATCTTATCAATGAAGGTGCTCGTCTTGGAGTTTCAACTCGTGGTATGGGTTCATTAAAAGCCAAAAACGGATACAACGAAGTTCAACCTGACTTCATGCTTTCCGCTGTAGACATTGTTGCAGATCCTTCAGCTCCTAATGCGTTTGTAAACGGCATCATGGAAGGCAAAGAATGGATCTGGGATAACGGCATGTTAGTTGAACGTCAAATTAAAGAATACCACCGAGAACTTTCCAGAGCGTCTGCTAGACAACTAGAGTCTAAAGGTATCAGATTGTTTGAAGACTTCCTAAACAAATTAAAATAACCAAAATGAATCAGTATAATTTAAAATTTAAACCAGGAACTCTTAAGAGTTTATTAGAACAAGCCAGCGGAGCCGGTGGTGGTGCCGGTAGTGGCGGTGGCATGGGAGCCGGTGGTGGAATCAATCAAACACATACTGGTGGTATCACTCTTCCAGATCCCCTTGGCAATACCGCATGGGATAAAGTTAAAAATGTAGCTGGACAACTTGGATATGTTAGTAAAGCGGCAACTGCATCTGCTTTAATGGGCACTCCTCCAAAAGAAGTAACAGCAGCAACAACAGGTAGATTAGGTGGTCTAGGATTTTCTAACCAAGGTATTGAAGATCGTATGAAATACTATAAAGCTGCTATTGGTGGAATAAATCCACTACAAACCGCAGCTAATGCAGCAGGCATGCTTGCTGGAACTATTGGAAACTTACCAGGTGGTTCGGTATTAGCTCAACCTTTTGTTGCAGGTGCTAATTTAGCCCAACAGTGGGCCAATGCAACCACAGAAGAACCAGCTAAACTAATGACTGCTGCTTTGTATGATCCTCGTTCATTGGGAAGAATGAAATAAAAACGTTAAAACTTAGTAAATTATAAATAAACAAGTATTAGGAAAAAATAAAATGAAAAAGACACAACAACAACGACCTGTAGTTCACGACACAACCGGTAAAGGCACTTTTGACACCACTGGAAAGGGTGCTTTCCTTGGTACACTAGACACCAGTTCTATGGAAGGACTCGCTCAACGTAATCAAATGAGCCTTCGTCCAGGTGGTTCACAATTTGCAGGTGATGCCAGCAAACTAAAGCATGAAACGAAAGACAAGGCTAACGCCCAGGCCACCACTTCTGGTGTAGACGTACCAGACACTGAACATGCTGGTCAAGATATTATTCCAGATAATGTTCAAGAGCATCTAAACGCTCTATTCGGTGGAGAGAATCTATCCGAAGAGTTCATGAACAAGGCAACCGTAGTATTTGAAGCCGTCATCAACGAGAGAACAACCGCTATCCGCGAGCAAGTTCTTCGTGAGAGTGCTGCTATCATTGAAGAAGAAGTCAGCAAGACTGTAAACGAACTAGCTACCCGTCTAGACGAGTACCTAAGCTACGTGGTGGAAGAATGGGTCAAGGAGAACAAGCTTGCTGTAGAGTCCGGTATTCGTACCGAGATCGCTGAAAGCTTTATCGGTGGCCTAAAGAGTCTGTTTGAAACCCACTACATCGAAGTTCCAGAAAAGAAGCATGACATTCTAGAAGATCTGTTCAACGAAAACAGCCAACTAGAAGACGCACTAAACGAGCAAATCAAGGCTAATGTAGATCTCAACAAAGAGATTGCTGCTGGTCGTGCTCGCGCCATCTTCCTAGAAACTGTTGCTGATCTATCTCAAGTAGACGCTGAGAGACTTGCTTCTCTAGCTGAAAGCGTAGAATTCAACAGCCCAGAAGATTTCCAAAACAAGCTCACTATTCTCAAGGAAAATTATCTTAAGGCCGCACCCGTAGCTGCCCAAGAAATGGAAACACTTACAGAACAAAGCAACGTTGCAGTAGCATCTGAAGGCCCAATGTCTGTATATGTGAATGCACTGTCACGTCAAGCCAAAACTTACTAAAATATAAATAACTTTAAATCAAGGAGAAACTTAAAATGTCAATGGACTTTAACAACACAACCCCCTACGATACACTCGTAGAAAAATGGAACCCTCTACTAAATCACGAGGCTATTCCAGAGATTCAAGATTCGTACAAGAAGAAGGTCACTGCCCAACTACTAGAAAACCAAGAGAAGGCTCTTCGTGAACAATACCTCACCGAAGCTCCTGTCAACTTTATGAACGGTAACCCAGCTACCGGTCAAGTAGGCGTCGCTTCAGGCGGTATCGCAGGTTACGACCCAATTCTAATCAGCCTAGTTCGTCGTAGCATGCCAAACCTCATGGCTTACGATCTAGCTGGCGTTCAACCAATGAGTGCACCAACCGGCCTAATCTTCGCCATGCGTTCACGCTACACCAAGCAAGGTCCTCTAGGTACCCCAGGTGGTGGTGCTAACGGCGTAGGTGCTGAAGCTCTCTTCCAAGAAGCTTGGGCTCAATTCGGTGGTTCAGGTAACACCTCTGCTGGTGCTTCAACTGCTGCTGCAGGCGGTATTGATCCAGTCGGCACAACCGGTGGTGATGCCAGATCAATTCGCGGCACAACCTTCGACATGAACGCTTTCCGTGGTCTACTAACTTCATCAAGTGAAGCTTTAGGCGAAGGCGGAACTGCTAAGACTTTCAATGAAATGGCATTCACCATTGAACGTCTAGCTGTAGAAGCCAAGACTCGTGCTCTAAAGGCTGAGTACACCACTGAGCTAGCACAAGATCTCAAGGCTGTTCACGGTCTTGACGCTGAGAGCGAACTTGCTAACATTCTTAGCACCGAAATTCTCAACGAAATCAACCGCGAGCTAATCTACACTCTATACCGTACTGCCAAGACTGGTGCTACCCAAAAGGACATCACCACTGCTGGTACCTACGATCTGAACACCGACTCTGACGGTCGTTGGAGTGCAGAACGCTTCCGTGGTCTCATGTTCCAAATCGAGCGCGAAGCCAACACCATCGCCAAGGAAACTCGCCGTGGCAAGGGTAACTTCGTAGTTTGCTCAAGCGACGTAGCTTCGGCTCTCGCCATGGGTGGCTTCCTAAACCTCACCCCAGCTCTACAAACCCAACTAGAAGTTGACGACACCGGCAACACCTTTGCTGGTGTCCTAAACGGCAAGTTCAAGGTCTATATTGATCCATACGCTCAATTAGGCTCAGACTTCGCTCTAGTAGGCTATCGTGGCGCAAGCCCATACGACGCTGGCGTATTCTACTGCCCATACGTTCCGCTACAAATGGTAAGAGCTGTTGATACCGCTACTTTCCAACCCAAGATTGGCTTCAAGACTCGTTACGGCATGGTTGCTAACCCATTCGCTGACGTTACCGACATTAATACTCTCGGCAACGCAACAATTGGTAACCAATACTACCGTATCTTCAAGGTAAGCAATCTCCACGGTAACACTGGTTTCGGTCTCTGATCTAAACCTTAACTAAAACTAACGCTAAGGGCTCCCCCTAAAAAGGGAGCCCTTTTCGTTTACATAAATATTAATATGACATCAGCATGTAATGACGCCAGTAATCCATTACTAATAAATTATTTTCAATTTGTAATGGATCGAGTTCCCAACTTGGTTTACTTTTGCCAAAGTGCAAATCTACCAGGTATTGGATTTGGTGTTGTGGATCAGCCAACAACTTTAGGCCATCCAGTTAAAGTTCCAACCGGAGCTTTTCGTTTTGAGGATTTAGAATTAACTTTTCGTGTAGACGAAAATTTAAACAATTGGATAGAACTTCAAAATTGGATTGCTACTGCTGGTAACTATTATGATGATTCTAATACTTTGCCGTATTATTCTGATACACCCGGTCAATTGATCAAAACAACAGACGCAACTCTGTTAATTACAAACAGTTCGTATCAACCTAAAATTAAAGTACACTTTAAACACGTATTTCCACAATACGTAAGTGGAATTAATTTTGTGGTAAACGCTCCAGTTTCTACCGAAGCAATTGCCACAGTTAAGTTTGCACACACAGGATATACTATAGAACGACTTGAAACTCCGTAATTTTGGTGTATAATAATATTATGAACCTAGATGAATTAAAAATAATGATTAAAAAGGATCTGGATATTGATCAAACTGCTCTTGATGTAGAGTCTTCCAGAACTCCTCAACTTCACAACAAATATTTGGTAATGTTTATGGATGAAAAGTTAAAGCTAAAACGAATGAACAATGAGCTGTCTGTTCTTCGTAGAAATAAATGGCTTTACTATACTGGTCGAATGAGTCAAGAAGAGTTGACTCAGTTTGGTTGGGAGCCGTTTGAATTAAATATTTTAAAGACTGAAGCCGATGATATGATTGAATCGGATGCAGACTACATCAAGGCTTCTGAAAAGGTTAACTTTCAGGAAGAAAAAGTTAATTATCTGGAGAGTGTAATTAAAATTGTACAAAATCGTCAATGGCAAATCAGAGCCATGATTGACTGGTTGAAGTTTACCCAAGGAGTTTGATTGGCAGATATACGTATCACACAACCTGATGCTGTCGATTTAAAGGTCGAGTGTGATCGTTCTTTAGCCAGAGAACTAAACGGTTATTTTACGTTTACTGTTCCAAATTTTCAATACACCCCAGCTTTTAAAAAGCGTCTTTGGGATGGAAAAATTCGTCTTTTTAATCTGTACACCCAGACTATTTACGCAGGTCTCACAGACCTTGTAATTAAGTTTGCCAAAGATCGTGGGTATACTTGGGAGCATGTTCCGGTTCCATACGATACCCCGAAGCCAGAAGAAGTCAAGCAATTCATTCAAAGTTTGCCACTCAGTGCAGGCGGTAAACCCATCCAACCTTACGATTACCAGGTAGAGGCCGTCCAACACGCTCTGAATCGATCCAGAGCCCTCCTAGTGTCTCCTACAGGCTCTGGTAAGTCCATGATGATCTACCTACTGTGCCGTTGGATGTTAGATAAGAACCCAACAGGAAAGCTACTCATAATTGTTCCAACCACCAGTCTGGTTGCTCAGATGTTGGCAGATTTTCGGGATTATTCTAAACAAGACTCGTGGAAGGCAGATCGAAACATCCATACAGTAATGTCTGGAAAAGATAAAACTTCCACCAAACGAATAATTATTTCTACTTGGCAAAGTATTTACAATCAGCCGTTCACCTACTTTGACGATTTTATGGGAGTGTTTGGGGACGAGTGCCATTTATTCAAAGCCAAATCTCTTGCGTCCATCATGAGCAAAGCTAAAAAAACCAAATACCGTATAGGTACAACCGGTACTTTGGACGGCACACAAACCCACAAACTGGTTATTGAAGGATTGTTTGGACCAACATACCACACAACCACAACCAAAAAATTAATTGATCAAGACTTACTTTCACAAATTAATATTGATTGCTTACAACTTCAGTACTCTCCAGAAGACATTCAAACAACAAAAAAGATGACTTACGTGGACGAGATTCGTTGGGTTGTAAGTAATTCCAGACGCAATCAATTTATTAAAAACCTGTGTAGTAAGCTGACAGGCAATACTTTAGTTCTTTTTAACTTTGTGGAACTGCAAGGAAAGCCATTACACGAAATACTACAAAAAGATTCCACAAAACCGGTTTACTTTATTCACGGTCAAACTGAAGTAGACGAACGCGAACAAATTCGTAAAGCGGTAGATAAAGGATCAGATTCGATATTGTTAGCTTCTTACGGAACTTGTAGTACTGGTATCAATATTAAAAATATTCACAACGTAGTTTTTGCTTCTCCATCTAAATCTATAATTCGTGTTTTACAGTCTATTGGTCGTGGATTGCGAAGAAGTGATACTAAACAACAAATGAAATTATTTGATATTGCAGACGATCTGCGTTACAAGAGCTACACTAATCACGGAATGAACCATCTTGGTGCCAGACTAAAAATATATACTAATGAGAGATTTCCGTACAAGTTAATTTCTATTCAGTTACCAAAGGAGTCCAATGAGAAAAACATACAAGATACTCAAAATGAAATCGGGTGAAGAAATTATTGCAGACGTTCGTAAAACTAAAGACGGCCAACTTCGTCTTCACCGACCCATGGTTTTTAAGAGTATGGTTTCTTCTGATTTATTCGGAGGCATGCGAGAAATCTTTATGTTAAAAAATTGGTTGATTCTTTCATCTGAAGTAAAAACACTCATTTCACCAGATACGGTAAATGCAATTTTAGAACCAACAAAAGAAGCAAGTAATTTATACGATGCAGAAAAGATTAAAGAAGATTTTCGTTTTAATGGTGTGAAAGCAAAACGGAAAGAACCACTTTTACCTCCTCCAAATTTACCTGAAATAAAGGATCAATCTGATAGCTTTTTAGACAATCTTCAGAAGAAATTAGAGGATATGATGACTAATTTAAACGATCCTGTTGAAAATGAATCTAGCTTAAAAGATCTTGCAAAACCTCGTTTTGATGATAAAATGATATTCATGAACATGGTCTTTTCTCCCGAAGTTATCGTTGAACTTCTTCGCTCAGGAATACTTGATCGAAAAGATTTTGGTGAAATGATTAATGAAATAACCGATGAAAATGGTGAGGGCATGAACCCTAACAAATTCACCGGTGACAAGAAGGAAAATAAAAATTTGGGTAATGAGTGGACGGATTGGAATGCTGATCCGTCTTCTGAGGACTACAAGTAACTAATATTCCTTTTTTACTCAGACAATATATTATATCAGGAAATTTATAGCATGTCAAGTGGAAAACCTAAAAAAGATAAATTAAAAATAAAAACAGATAAAACAATAGAAAAGAAATTAGAAAAACAATTAAATAACGATCATTACGTAGACAATAAACAATTTCTACTAGAAATGATTAAGTGGAAAAAAGAAATAAGAGAAGCTGAAGACAGTGGAGACGATAAGCCCCCGGTTTCCGAATATATCGGAAGTTGCTTCTTAAAGATCGCAGAACGATTATGTTCAAAATCCAATTTTATGAATTATCCGTATAAGGATGAAATGATTGGAGATGGAATTGAAAATTGTTTAATGTACGCACACAATTTTAATCCACGCAAATCCAAAAATCCATTTTCTTATTTTACTCAAATAATCTATTATGCGTTTCTCCGTCGAATAGAAAGAGAAAAAAAGCAAGCTTATATAAAATTTAGATTGACAGAAGAGATGAATGATGGTACACTTCACAAGTGGTTTAAAGAAAATTACTTTGATAAATCTAATGAACGTGAAGCATTAACAGAACATTTTAATATTTCTGAACGAGATATTGAAAAGTATGAACCAAAGAAACGCAAGAAGCGTAGTAAAAATAAATCATGAAAATTGCAGTTATTGGTGATACGCACTTTGGGGCCAGAGGTGATTCTCCCCTATTCTTAAATCATTTTTTAAAGTTCTTTGAAGAACAGTTTTTTCCTTATCTCAAGGAACATGGTATCACTAAAGTACTTCATCTTGGTGATCTGTTTGATCGTAGAAAGTTTATTAATTTTAATACACTACATCACACTAAAAAGCGATTTGTGCAGTGGTTTGAAACTAATGGGGTAGAACTGCACTGTATTCTTGGTAATCATGATGTGTTTTATAAAAACACAAATCGTTTAAATTCACCCAAAGAAGTGCTGGGAGAATGCCATACATCGTTCCATCTTTACGAAGAACCAACAGAAGTATGTTTTAATGGTGCAACCATACTAATGGTTCCTTGGTTGAATGAAGAAAACAAAGAACAGTTTTTAAAAACAATCAAGGACAGTAAAGCAACCATTTTGGCAGGCCACTTAGAACTCAGTGGTTATGAAGTTATGCCCGGAATAAAATTTAATGAAGGCATGAGTGACAAGTTTTTAGAAAAATTTGATATGGTGCTGTCTGGGCATTTTCACAGCAAGAGTTCTAAAGGTAATGTTCATTATCTTGGTACTCAATATCAGATGACTAGTATCGATACTAATGAGGTAAAGGGATTTCACGTTTTAGACACAGAAACCCGAGAATTGCAGTTCATTCAAAATCCTATGAAGATGTTTCATAATGTGGAGTGGAGAAACGGAACGCTGATTGAAGGATTTGATCCTGCACGATACAAGGGAACTTACGTCAAGGTTTTGGTGTACGAAAAGAAAAGCGAAACCAAGTTTGATCAGTTCTTGGACAGTCTTTACGCAGCAGAACCTGCCAGTGTTAGTATCATTGAAGATCTGAGTGATCGTGTTCGTGAAGAAGGTGAAGTGGATATTTCTGAAGACACACTAAGCTTAATCAATAAAGAGATTGACGGTATGGAAGCAGAAAACAAAGAAGAACTGAAGAATATTGTTCGTGAACTTTATATGGAGAGTCTAGATTGATTAATTTTAAGACTGTTCGTTTTAAGAATTTTGGTTCTTTCGGTAACACATTTACTGAAATAGAACTAGGCAAGAACGCAACCACTTTGGTGTGTGGTTCAAACGGCAACGGCAAATCGTTTGCATTTCTTGATTCTATTTCTTTTGCGTTGTTCGGAAAGCCATTCCGAAACATGAATATTCCACAACTAGTCAATAGCATCAATAAAAAGAATTGTGTTGTTGAACTGGAATTCACTGTTGGAAAGACAGAATATAAGATTGTTCGTGGTCTTGCTCCAAAGATGTTTAAGATATTTAAAGATGGTGAGCTTTTAAATGAAGACGCTAAAAGTAAAGATTATCAAAACATCTTAGAAGAACAGATTATAAGTATGAACCACAAAACGTTTTCTCAGGTTGTGGTTCTTGGTTCGTCTTCATTCATTCCATTCATGCAGTTAACTCCTGCTGATCGCCGTCAAGTCATTGAAAATATTTTGGATATCGGTATCTTCTCTGAAATGAATGGCGTACTAAAAACCAAAATTGGTACTGCCAAAGGAGTAATGCAGGCTATTGAGTCTGAACTAGTGCTTGTAAACGAAAAGGTGTCTGCCACCAAAGAGATCTTAGAATCTTACCAAAAGAACACCTCAGATCGTGTTGCAGACCGCAAGCGCACTTTGGAAGAAAATACAGAAACTATAAAGAGTATTTCAAAAGAAATTAAACAACTTCAAAGCGCAATGAAGATCCTGGAAACTGAATTAGAACCAGGAGACCAAATAAATGCCGAACTCAAGAAACAACAGATCGTGTTGTTTAAACTGGAAAGTACTCTTGAAGGCGTACAAGAAGACATCAAGTTCTTTGAAAAGAGTCAAAGTTGCCCAACATGTAAACAGACCATTAGCAAAGAACATAAAGAACATGTGATTGCTGAGAAGACAGAAAAAGCCGAAGAACATAAGAATAGTCTGAGCCGAATAAAAGAAGCAATCAATATGTCCAAAAATAATCTGAACAAGATGATAAGTGTTCAGAATAAATTAAACGATCTAATCATTAAATCGTCTTCAAAAGAACAAACTGTAGAGTCTTTGATTAAATTAAATCAAAGGCTAGATGAAGAGATGTTAGCTGTTGTGGAAACTGCTGATACTCAATCCAAGATTCAAGAAAATCAAGATAAACTGTCCGAACTTTTAACCAAACAAAGCGAATTACTAAAAAAGAAACAGAAAGCTCTTGACACACTTCGTTCTTATGATAAACTGGTATTTCTGTTCAAGGACAGTGGTATTAAAGCAAAAATTGTAAAATACTATATTCCGTTAATTAATAAGTACGTGAACAAGTATTTGAACAGCATGGACTTCTACGCAAACTTCCATCTAGACGAGGAGTTTAATGAAGTCATTAAGAGTCGCCATCGTGATGAGTTCTGTTACGAGTCGTTTAGTGAAGGCGAGAAGATGAGGATCGATCTGGCACTGCTTCTGACATGGCGAGAGATCGCAAAGTTGAAGAACAGTGTCAATACTAATCTGCTTATTCTGGATGAAGTATTTGATTCCAGTTTGGACAGTGGTGGAGTGGATGAGCTGATGAAACTTCTATCTAGTTTTGGGTCCAAAGCAAACGTTTATGTGATCAGCCATAAAACGGATCAACTGCTAGATAGATTTAATAATGTTTTTCAATTCGATAAGAAAAAGAACTTTAGTCGTATTGTATGAGAAAAGAAGATAAACGAAAAATACCGTATCAAGGGTCTCCACATAAATTTAGAGTCCCTGATGCTTATCTTAAAAATCCCAAGTTATGGGAAGCCAGAATAAAAAAAGAAGAAAACAAAAAGAAAAAAGAAGAAACAGAATTTTTTGAGTGGTACAAAAAAGAACTTAAAAAATATGGATACAGATGAAAAAGAAAAAGAAGAAAACTCGTCGTATTGGTCGTGGTGATTCTGTTGATTCTTTAATTATGGGTGACGAACCCACATGGAAGGATGCAGATAAACTGACTCCGGAAGAACACGATTCCCGAGTGTTGAAAGCTCTTAACTGGTATAGTTATTCGTGCGAAAATAATCTATGCAAGCCTTGGACTATCGATTGGATGATGAAAAACGAATACTCCAAGAAGGATATCAAGTACGCAATGGCATGCGATATTAATGCTTTAGAGTTTATTCAGGTTGGTAGCCGATGCCGCATTATGACTCTGGGAGCCAAGTTAGATCCTCGAACGATTGAAATGGTACGTTCTAAAGTTAAAGACATCATTATGTTGGGTCAGACTAGACCACACGTAGACAACACCGATAAAGAAAAGGTTAATGTCCAAGAACGTATTCAAAACAAGACTAAAGAATACATGTCTGTTTTGGAAAGTCGAATTGATGAGCTGTTTGAACTTGCTGAATCCGACGAACTTAAGAATGTGGATCATGCTGACTGGCTGGTTCTACAAGGCATCAAGCATGTGCATTTTAAGAAACTGGCAAAGAATCTAGATCCGTATATCAAGGAACTCAAGCAGGCATATAAGGGAGATCCGGATTTAAAGGAAGCGTTTTCATTCCTTGGTAAGCGTAAAATTAAAACAATCATAACTACTTTAGAGGAATTCAAGGATATTTTAAATGACTAGTTTTAAAAGTATATTTAAAGTAACAGACGGTTCTGGTAATTGTATTCAATACGCTGAAGGCGATATTGTTTATAAAAATGGAGAAGCATACATTGCCAGTCGTACACCAGATCTCTGCAAATCACCAGAACATAAAAATTCTGGCTGGGAACCACTAACGGGAGAACGATCTGGAACTACTGTAACTTTTTATAATTCAGAGATTCCTCCAACACGAGTTGTTCAGGGAGATGAATGGTTTAATCCAGATACCGGAATATTGTACAAATATATTGTTGATGCAACTAGCGAACAATGGGTACAAATCTTTTGACTTTTGTGTAATCCGTGTTATACTCATATTATGTTACTTATTGACAACAATCAAATTATCTTAGCCAATATTTTTCAGGCTTCTAAAGATGGCGAACCTCTTAACGAGGATTATATTCGTCATACCGTATTAAACACTTATCGCAAGTATCGAACCGATTTTCGTAAGTACGGAGAACTGGTTATTTGCAGTGACGGTACTGACTATTGGCGACGCAAGTACTTTCCGTACTATAAGCAAAATCGCCGTAAGCAACAGGAAGCCAAGAAGGACGAATGGAAGGCTGCTTTTGCCGTGCTGGACAAGATTCGTAATGAAGTAGCAGAAGTGTTTCCGTATCCCAGTATTCGTCTACAGGGAGCAGAAGCAGACGATATTATTTACGTGCTAACCAAGACGTACTGCCAATCTGAAAATATCCTTATCATTTCTAATGATAAAGACTTTCAGCAACTACAAATTTTTCCAAACGTACAGCAGTACAGTCCAACCACCAAGAAATTTTTAAAGTGTGAAGATCCTCGTGGGGTTCTTTTTGAACATATTATTGGAGGTGATTCAAGTGATGGTGTGCCTAATATGCTTAGTGACGATGATACTTTTGTTACGGACGGTAAGCGACAGGTCCGAATGACTCAAAAGAGGATCGATCAACTAAAGAAAGATTCTGAAAATTCTTCATTTTTTGAGGATCCTAAATACATCCGGAACAGTACTCTTATTGACATGAATAATATTCCACAAGATCTTCAAGACAAGATTCTAGAAACGTATCAATCACAACAAGGAAAGGGCAGAGAAAAGCTGCTCCAATATTTTATGGACCATAAACTTAAGACTCTTATGCCACATCTAGAGGAATTTTGATGTATACTCCTGAACCCGAATCCGAATACGAGCGTTGGAAGCGTGAACAAAAAGAACGAAAGCAAAAGCGAAAGAAGCGTCCACGCAAGCCAAATCAACAACAATGGCTGAACGACTTAAAGCACGGTCACTCATCCGATGATGGTGATTTTGAAAATTTTGAACGATTTGAACAATAAAAGGAACTCTATATTATGACTAAAGCGACAACAACAATTTCTAAGGACACACTGAATATTCTTAAGAATTTCAGTGGTATTAATTCCAATCTCTACGTAAAGCCCGGATCAAAGATCACAACTATGTCTCCCACCAAGAATATCATGGCGGAAGTTGAGGTCGAGGAATCTTTTGATACCGAGTTTGGTATTTGGGATCTCAATAAGCTGCTTGGCGTGGTTTCACTGTTTCAAGATCCAGAGTTTATTTTTGATGACAAGTACATGACTATTACTGGAGCAAGTGGTTCCAAGGTTAAGTATTTTTATTCAGATCCCAAGCTGCTGTCTTATCCAACCAAGAGCATCAAGAAGATTGATGCCGTGGTTGAGTTTGACCTGACCAGTGATGATTTCCGCGAACTGTCTCGTGCAGGTGCAGTTCTACAAAATCCAGATCTGTGCTTCGTATCTGATGACGATGCTGTGCTTGCAGTAGTTAAGGATCTCAAGGATCCAACCTGCAACGTATTCTCTATTCGTGTTGGAGACAACAAGGATCAAGCAGACTTCTCGTTCAACTTCAAGTTAGAGAACATGAAGATGTTTGATGGCGATTATCATGTGGCCCTGTCCAAGAATGTGATTGGTCAGTTTACTCACGCTAGTCGTTCTCTGACTTACTGGGTTGCTATGGACGCAACCAGCACTTATAAGGAATAAAATGCTAACATCAAACAATTCAGTTGGTCTGCTGGTAGAAAAGTATCGTCCAGCAATCATTGATGATTGTGTTCTGCCCAAGAGCCTCAAGGATACTTTTAACAGTATTGTTGAATCCGGGGAGTGTCCTAATCTACTGCTAGCAGGCAAGCCGGGTATGGGTAAGACCACGGTTGCTCGTGCTCTTTGTACTCAACTGGGAGCAGACTATATTCTGATCAACTGTTCGGAAGACGGTAATATTGATACTCTGCGAACCAAGATCCGACAGTTTGCCAGCACGGTTTCTTTATCAGAGGATGCCAAGCAAAAGATTGTAATCCTAGACGAGTTTGATTACTCTAATGCTCAAAGTATCCAGCCAGCCCTTCGTGGAGCCATTGAGGAGTTTGCCAAGACTTGTCGCTTTATTCTGACTTGTAATTACAAGAATCGGATTATTGAACCAATCCATTCTCGTTGTACGGTTATTGATTTTAACTTTCCAACCAAGGAACGCCCAGAACTAGCCAAACAATTCCTAGAACGCTGCCAAGGCATTCTGGAAGAAGAAGGTATCGACTATGATAACAAGGTGTTGTCCAAGGTTGTGGTTAAGTATTTTCCGGATTTTAGGCGAACCCTAAATGAACTTCAGCGATACTCTGCTGCCGGTACTATTGATATTGGAATTTTAAGTACTGCTGGTGAACTGAACGTTAAGGAACTCATGGGGTTCTTGAAGACCAAGAACTTTACAGAGATCCGTAAGTGGATAGCCAACAACCTAGACAACAGCCCCCAAGACATCTTTAGGAAGGTCTACGATGGCTTATACGAGTTCCTAGAGCCTGCTAGCATCCCTCAAGCGGTGGTTATCATTGGTGAATACCAGTACAAGACAGCGTTTGTGGCGGATCAAGAGATCAATCTGTGTGCATTCATGGTGGAACTAATGATGAATTGTGGATTTAAAGAATGAAGCCGTTTGACTTCTTAAATTCCATAAATCAAACCAAGGTTTCTTTGATGGACGAAGATCCCGGTTGCGAACGAGAATATATTCCATTTCTTGCCAACCGAGGTCTTTCTTACTTTTCAGACACTATCTTTTTAGCCAATGAGATGAATCGTTTGTCTGGCTTGGATAAAAAGATGCAGTTTGACTTTTTGCGTATATCGGTTCGACCACGTAAGAGATTCAGCAAGTGGATCAAGGACGAGTCTAATGACCGTATAGACGCTTTAAAGACCCTATACGGATACTCTCACACCAAGGCCAAACAGGTAGTAGACCTGATCAAACAAGAAGATTGGGATGAAATTTTTTCCATTTTAGACCAAGGCGGCACAAATACTAAAAATCCTAAATAATTCCGTATTACTGAATTTTTTAATGAAAGCGGAATATAATGGAACCCGAAGATATTTTTGATGGCCTTGGAGTTGAAATCAAACTAAAATCTAAAGACGATTTTCTCAAGGTAAAAGAGACTCTTACCCGAATGGGTGTGTCGTCTAAGAAAGAAAAAAAGTTGTATCAAAGTTGTCATATCCTCCACAAACGTGGTAGATACGCTATCATGCATTTTAAAGAAATGCTTGATCTAGACGGTTTAGAAACAGATATAGACGATACAGATCTTGGCCGTCGTAACATGATTGTAAAGCTTCTGGTGGAATGGGGACTAGTAGAAGCTGTGGATCCAGACGAGTACAAAGAACCAATTATTTCTTTGGCTCAACTAAAAATTATTCCTCATAAAGAAAAGAAAGAATGGCAACTGGTGCCTAAATACCATATAGGAAACTCTTAATTATGCAAACTGAAGTGATTTCTTTTTTTAGTGATATAGACGGCAAAACTTATTACAGTGATCATGCTAAAAGATTAGCTTTTCAATTAAGCAGTTTAAATATTCCTTTTGATATTAGAGACAAGCCGTCTCAAGGAACATATCAAAAGAATTGTTTAAGTAAACCTTCATTCATTTATAGAATGTTAGTAGAAAAACAAAAACCTGTTGTTTGGTTAGACATCGATTCTGATGTTAGAAAAGGATTAGACGTATTTGATCATTTTGCTAATAATAGCACAGATCTTGTAGTATCTTGTTCTGCTAATAAGTTACATGCGGCAAAAGCTTCACCAATCTATCTTGCATTCAATTCTAAAGTATTAGAATTTTTACAACATTGGATGCAGATATCAAATCAGATGGCAAATACTGGTAAATGGTTTGACCACGAAACGCTTATTGGTCTTTTGCATACTTTTTATCAAAAAGAAGGATTTTACATGAAATTTATAGGACCAGAATATTGTGCTTGGCCTGGTCAAGAAAATGAAAATTCATTTATTGTAATGGGATTGGCTGATGTGGATTCCAAGAAACAAGCACTAAAAGATCTTGGAATGAACGAGGAATTAATAGCATGGCAATGCCCCGGCACAAGATAAGAGGTATTGGTGCTCCTTTTGATATAAATTATTCTTCTTGTTCAAATTTAAAACCAGCAAATTTTGATTGGTCTCTAGAACCCGGAGATTACGAAGTTCATATCGATCGGGGGTTGTTAATGCAACCAGATATTAATACTTCTAAAATAAAACGATTTGGATGGGTATGTGAATCTCGATTTATCATTCCAAACGTTTATGATTTTTTAATTAATAATTATAAATTATTATTTGATGATTATTATAATAAAATATTTACATGTGATCAAACTCTTTTGAATTTAAATTCAAATTTTGTGTATTGTCCGAATGGAAGTAATTATCCGTGGATTAAAAAACAAGATTGGAACATGTATCCTAAATCAAAATTATGTTCTATGTTTTGTTCGCCTAAAAAAATGACAGAAGGACATGTGTATAGACACCAAATAGCAAGACTTGCTTTAGATTTGGGATTTGATGTTTTTGGCGGTGCTCACGGAACACCAAGAACAGTAATAGATCCACACAATCCATGGAACACAAAAATAGATGGTTTAAAGGATTATATGTTTAGTATAGTAATAGAGAATGGCCAATACGATTCTTATTGGACAGAAAAACTAACAGACTGTTTTGCTGTTGGTACTATTCCAATTTATTTGGGCACAAAAAATATACCAAACACTTTTAACAAAGAAGGAATTATATTCCTAGAACTCGAAAGAGAATTTAAAATTTTAAATACACTAACACGAGAATTGTATCTAAATAAAATACAAGCAGCTAATGATAATTTAGCAGCATTACAAAAAATGAAGCTGGCTGATGATTTTTTATATGAGAGTTTAATTAATGAAATTACAAAAAATTAAAACAAAAGTAATCAGTAGGATTACTTCTGACAGAAGAAAAACAGTAGAAGAATATTTAAAAACAAAAAATATAGATTTTTCTTTTTTTGATGCAGCAGATAGGGATTCTATAAAAAGAGAAGATAAGACTTTTTATTTTAAAGATTTTAAATTTCCTTTAAATCTTGATGTTTCCAGTAGCGATTCCTTCAGAGGAAGGGGTTGGTTTAAAATAGGAGAAATAGGTTGTTTAATAAGTCATTATTGCCTTTGGAAACAACTCTCAACAGACGATGCAGACGCTTATCTTATTCTGGAGGATGATGGTAAACCTTTATTTGATGGAAACACTTTAAAATATTTTATTGAAAACCAACCATTAGATGGTATAGATTTAATATTTTGCCAAAGAAATTCTCCAAATTTTGTTAATGGAAAAAGAATATTTTCTCATTTAACTAATAAAATAGAAATAGTAGCAACACAACAATCCTCATTCTGGGAAATTGCAGAAGGAACTACTGGTTATATTTTAACTAAATCTGGTGCTGAAAAATTATTAAAACCAATAAACGATTTGGGATTTATGCTTCCAGCAGATAATTATATTTTAAGGTGTGTGCAAAAACCACCAATAGGTCAAGCAGTATTTGGTGGAATGAACGCGTTTTTAACAACAAATTATTTACAGGTGGAATTAAATAACGAAATAGCACACACCAGCGAAATTCACGATAAAGGCGATAATGAATCTTTTGTTATGATTGATGGTGTTAAATTTAATATGTGAGGATATTTTATGTGGACTTTTGGTATTTGTTTTTATAATGATGAGTTTATAGATGGAATAATAAAATCTATAAAAAATCAAAATAATTTAAAAAAAGAAAAATTTGAAATTATACTTGTTGGTCCTTATTCTGACAATGTTAAGTCTTTATTGACAAACGATATCGATATTAATTATTATATTTTTGATGAGAGCATCAGACCTGGTTGGATAACAGCTAAAAAGAATTTTATAATACAAAATTCTAAATTTGATAATGTATGTTTTTTGCATGATTATATTGGTTTATGCGAAGGCTGGTATGATGGTTACGAGCAGTTTGGTTACGACTGGGATGTTTGTATGAATCCAGTTAGAATGAAAAATGGTCTTAGACACAGAGACTGGTTTACACAGCATCGACCACTTAAATTTTTAGATTACAGTGATAATTCTAAAACAAATCAAATGTACATTAATGGCGCGTATTGGTGTGCAAAAAAGAATTTCATGTCACAAAATCCTTTAAATAATAATTTAATATGGGGCATGGGAGAAGATGTGGAGTGGGGTATGAGATGTCAATCAAAATGGAAATATAAATTAAATCCGTATTCAGTTGTTCGTTATTTAAAAGATAAACCATTATCAGATTGGAATCCTCATCCAGATATTGATCCGAATAAGAGCGCAGAATACGAAAATAAAAAAATACAACAATAATAAATGAAAATTTCTATAGCCATACCAGCATATGAATGCCACGGATTAGGGTGGTTGTTTATTTCTGAATTACTAAACAGCATAAAAAAACAAGACTATTCTAATTATGAAGTTGTTATTAGTGATCAAAGTATTGACGATAAAACTAAAAAGCTAGTTGGCGTGTACGCTGAAATGATGAATATTGTGTATTTGGACTCAAAACACCTTGATAGAAAAATAGGTCCAAATATAAACAATGCAATCAAACACTGCACTGGTGATTTAATAAAAACAATGTGCGCTGATGATTTTTTTATAGACGACAGTGCTTTAACAAAAATTGTAAAAGCATTTTATGTAAATGAAGATAAACAATGGTTACTTAGTGGATGTGGACATGCAAAATCTATCCATATGCTTTATGACAGACTAATACCATATTATCAGGATAAAATTCACCACGGAGCTAACACTATTAGTTCTCCGAGTGTTTTAACTATGAGAAATAAAGAGTATTTTGATGAAAATCTTGCTTTACTGATTGATTGCGAAATGTATAAACGTTTATATATTAAACATGGTACCCCAATAATAATCCAAGATCCTTTAATTGCTAATCGTGTGCATGATAATCAAATGCAAAACAAAGACAGTGGATTATTAGAATCAGAAAAACAATATTGTATTAATCTTTACGGCGAATAATGATGAAAACTTTAATTGCAATATTGAGTTATAATAATCCAGAATTAACTGATCGTTTGGTTGAAAATCTTAAATTGCGTATAAACATCCCTTACGATTTAATGGTTTACGATAACGGTTCTTCTCCAGATAAAATTTCAAAGTATACAACTAATCGGGGCCAAAAGAACTGCAGAATGACTAGAGGGTTCAATGAAATCATAAAGCTCGCAAAAGAATCGGGTCAAGATTACAATTATTTTTGGTTCTTCACAAATGATTGTTATTTTGTGTCTGATACTGATCCACTAGAAAACATGCTACAAAGAATGAGCAAATATCCAAACATAGGAATATTACATCCTTCCATGGATCAAAATGTTAGGGTGTCCTATGATATCAAAAATAAAAAACAATCTGGAGTAAAGATTGTAGTGGAATACGATTTTGTTTGCCCAATGTTTTCTAAACGCTGTTTAGAAGCTGTGGGTGGTGCATTCAATCACAATTTATTTTTGGGTTGGGGAATAGATCAAGAGACCTCGTATCTGGCAAGAAAAAATGAAATGCAAGTAGGGATAAATCACGATTTAATAGTGATGCATAATACTTCGTCTACATATGATAATGGCTTTGATTGTAAATTCAAAGACAGAAAACAGTATTACAGTTCTGCTTTTAGAGAAATGTATTCGGTATTAAATAATCAGTATGGAATAAATTGGAACGAACTGTTTAAAAAAACATTTACAGATCATGTAGGAGAATGGTATGAGTAAAGTGTGTGTATTGGTTGTTAGTCATAATTATCCAGAATTAACCGATGCTCTTTGCGAAGGAATAGTAAAGAGAACCAAGGGGGTAGATTATGATCTTCACGTGATAGAAACCGGTTCTTCTATTGGTAATTTTTCAAAGTATATTACCTTATGGGTTTCTGATGGTTGTAGAATGACCCGGGGGTTCAATCTATTAAAATCGTATGCAGACTCAGTATTAAAATACAAGACCGGAAAAAAATACGATGCGTATATGCTTTTTGTGAATGATGCCAAGTTTATTGATGATTCTGATATTATTAGTACCTTATATCATGATATGAAAGCTTTGCCGGATTGCGGCCAAATTGCACCGTATCAATCCAACATATATCCACCGCACACTAGATTAGGTAAGGTAACCGATGGGGGAGTTCGTAAAGAAAGTTTCTGTGAAATCATATGCCCAATGATTTCCGCAAAAGCATGGGATGCGTGTGGAGAAGATTTTTTAGACAATAGATTTTTCTATGGTTGGGGTTTGGATTATGATATGCCATACCAGCTTCACAATAATGGATTTAAAACGTATATCTCAGACAAAGTTGGTATTTTTCACGATCCGTTTACTTCATATAAAAATAAAGAAAAAACAAAACAAATAATGGATGGAAATCAATTTATTCAACTAGCCAGAAAGAATATGCATGAAGGATTTCAACAAAAGTATGGTTTAGATTGGATGCAAATTCTTATGGAGGGTGTTCCCGCTGATGTTTCTAAAGAAGCACTTTATCTTTGGCTGTCAATGAATGATGGATATAGGGGATGAGTATGATAGAAGCCGTATTATTTGATTTAGATGGAGTATTGGTAGACGCTTGCGATTGGCATTACGAAGCCCTTAATAAGGCATTACAGGCTTTAGGACACGCTTGTATAAGTAGAGATGCCCATCTTGCTTCTTTCAATGGATTGCCTACTCATGTCAAGCTAGAAATGTTAGGAATAATCGGAGAAGAAGCCAAAAAAATTAATAGACTAAAACAAGATTTTACATTAGAAACAATAAGATCTAATGCTAAAATTATGGAAGAAAAAGTAAAACTTCACGAGTTTTTAAAACAGCAAAATATAAAAATAGCATGTGTTACAAATTCAATAAGAGAAACTGCAGAGGAAATGCTTAGAGCCACCGGGCAATTACAGTATATGGATATTGTAATAACAAACGAAGACGTATCAAAAAACAAGCCACACCCCGAATGTTATAATCGCGCAATTCAGTTATTGGATACAAATCCATTAAACGTTTTATGTGTGGAAGATTCGGAAAAAGGAATACAAGCAGCAGTGGCATCTGTTGCAAAACATCTTTTAGTTGTGAAAAATACTAGTGAAGTTAATATAGATACAATAACAAAATCTTTTTAGGATGATTAAATTATGCAAAATTTAGACAAGTATATCAGTCATTTAAATTTTAAGAGTGAAATAGGACAAGACCGAGCAGTTCTTGATTTTCTTGGTGTAAAATATAACGGAACATTTGTTGATATTGGTTGTGCAATGCCAATGAGTATCAGCAATACTTTTGTTTTTGAAGCAACTTTTAATTGGAGAGGAATTGGTATTGATATTCAAGACATGAGAGATAATGGTGGTGAAACTTGGAGATCACACAGACCACAAACAAAACATATGGTAACAGATGCTTTGGCTTTAGATTATGAAAAGGTATTTCAAGAAAACAACATGCCAGAAACAATCGATTATCTGTCTTTAGATCTTGAACCACCTGATATTACTATGAAGTGCCTTGCAAAGCTACCACTGAACAAATATAAATTTAATATTATAACCTTTGAAGTAGATGAGTACCGAGAAGGCGGATTAGAAAGAGCTAGAATTAGCAGAGAATATTTAAGTAAGTTTGGTTATAATTTAATGGGCTGCATCAATCGCCAAGATGACGTATACGTACACAGCAGTTATAAGAGGCCAGAATGAAAATATTAATTCCAATGGCAGGAGAAGGTAGTCGATTTGCCAAAGAAGGGTACACTTTTCCAAAACCTTTGATTGATGTTGATGGCAAACCAATGATTCAAGTGGTTGTTGAAAATCTTGATTTTGATGCCACTTACATTTTCTTAGTTCGCAAAGAACATCTACAAAAGTATAGCGGTTTAAAAACCACATTAGATAGAATTACTAATGGTAAGTTTAAGATAGTAGAAGTTGACGGCCTGACCGAAGGAGCAGCTTGTACTGCTTTGCTTGCCAAAGAACTTATAAACGACGATGAAGAATTGCTGATTGCTAATTCCGATCAGGTTCTTGAGTATTCTGCAGAAAACTTTAAACTACTAAAATCTTTAACTGCTGCAGACGGAATTGTGTTTACTTTTAATGCGGTCCATCCTAAATGGTCATTTGTTCGAGTCAATTCTCGTGGTATAATCACAGAACTACAAGAAAAGAATCCTATTTCAAATATAGCAACTTGTGGTATTTACTGGTATCGAAAAGGTTCAGAGTTTGTTAAATACGCAGAACAAATGATCAGCAAAAACATCAGAGTCAATAATGAGTTTTATGTAGCTCCGGTATATAATGAATACGTAGCAGACGGAAAAATGTTGATTCCATTCTACGTAGATAAGATGCACGGTATTGGTACTCCAGAAGATCTTAACGCTTACTTGAAACAAAAATGAACTTAGAAGAATTTACAAAGGGATGGCTGGTTGGAGACTTTGAACCTGCACTATTCAAAACCAAAGACATTGAAGTTGGTATTAAATATTATAAAGCAGGAGACAAAGAAGAAAAGCACTATCATAAAGTGGCAACAGAATATAGTATAATTTTATACGGAACTGTTAGTATGCTTAACCAAACTTTTAAACAAGGTCAAATAGTCACAGTACTTCCAGACGTAGAAAACAAATTTGAATGCTTGGAAGACGCGTGTATTGTTGTAATTAAAACTCCCTCCGTAATCGGAGATAAATATATCACATAAGGATCTACATCATGACACCAAAAGTTGGTATTGCGCTTTTAAACTATAATCTGCCAGAAGAAACTGATTACGTATATGAGAGTCTTGTTAAAAATTTAAACAGGACAAATTATGAAATTTGTGTAGTTGATAACGCTTCAGATAAAGCTGCACCATCAAAATATACTACAATAAAGTCTTTGGTAAACACACGAACGATGGGTGCTATTTTACTGGGTGCTCATTATTTTAATAGAAAACCAGATGTTAAATACGTATTTTATTTTCATAATGACATGACATTTAAAGATGGACCAGATATCCTTTACGATATGGTTCAATTTATGGAAGCTAATGAACAAGTAGCTGTAGTCCATCCTGCCTTAAATCAAGAAGCAACTAAAATTTGGATTGGTGATCGCTTTACTGTATACGATCCAACAAGTAATAACGCGTTTAGACGAGTAATGCCAAATAAACACGGCGTTATTAATATGGATGACACATCTCCAATTCTTGTCAGAAAGTCCGATTGGAATCTTGTTGGTGGTCAGGATCCCAGATTAACCCGTTGTTACGGTTCTGGTAAAGATTTTTACACTAGTCTACATCGAGCAGGAAAAGAAATTTATATGTACGATGGTGTCGTTATTAATCATCACGGTCAATACACTTATCAAAAACAAGTGGGTGATGAATCGTATAATAATTTAGACCGAGAAGCGTATAAGGAAATGGAAACAGTAATGTCAGAAAAGTATGGCCCGAATTGGAATTTTGAATTTAAATGAACGATCTAATAATAGC